GGCATCAATGGTAGTCGAGCGACTACCAAAAAGAATTTATAGGGAAGATGGAAAAAGATATTAAGCCGAAACCACAAAATTTAGGCGAAAAAAAACCCAGTCATTTGACTGGGTTTTTAAGAGGTGATACTTACTTATACTTTGATTCGATCAGACGGATAGCCTTAATATCTTGAGTGATATTCGTATCAGTCTTTTCTAAGGCTTGCATTGTACGAATAGCAAGATCAAGGTAATAAGCTACCTTAGCCTTAGGATCTTTAGGGGCTACGCCTACCTTATTCGCACCCTTCTTTTTATCCTGATTATCTTGATACTTTTTAGCCTTTTCAGGATATAAAGCTAAGGCTCGCTCGATAGTGATTACCTCATTTTTCAAATCACTAGCTAGCATATGCTCTTGGATCTTGGAGAACTTAGAGCCTACCTGTTTAAGCCAATGGGATTTGATACCCTTGGATACATCATCAAGAGCCTTAGCTTCTTTAGCAATAATAGCCTGAACCTCTTTACTAAAGCCTGATTTGATAGCGTCCCGAATCTGAGAGTGTAGCTTCTCAAATGGATTTGATTGATCCTTTTTAGGGATCGCTAGCATTTCAGCAGTGATCTTATCAGCAGTATAGCGATCAGCTAATAGCTTCCATTTACCCTCTTGGACAAAATCACCCTTAACAGTTTTAGAGGTAAGCTCGAAAGTATCAGAGCTTAATAACATAACAGGCTTAGCCTTATCCTTATTAGATCCAGTAAGATCCTGAGCCATGTTATTGATTGCGTTGTTTACTGAGTTCATTTTGATTCCTTTCAAAATAGTGTCGTGAGTCAATCGCCCCGAACCACTGATTACAGTATGCCACGATTTGATAGGGTTAAACAAGGGATAATATAATTTATTAAGTTAGTCGAGCGACTAACTTTTACCTAGCCGAAAACAGCAATACCCCACCCCCCAAAATTGTCAGTTGGGACTCCGCCAGCTACTGGTTTGCTATTTTGCACGCTACATGTCTAAAATTTCCATTTCGGCCCCAAGTAAAAATAAATACCTACCTAGAAACACCCCCCGTCATGTGTCTAAGTACCCCCCACCCCAAAAATTTTTTTGTGTAATTTTTTCGTTTTCCTATATACTTCGCCTATTAACATCTTTTAGTCTGGACATTAGGCAAGATGCAGTTACACGTTGAACCTGACCTATCTATTCCGTTCCCTGACGACAACCCCGTCTTGGCTAACTTTATAGAAAAGGCACAAGCCGCCTGTAACACTGCGGCACTACTCGACTTGGACATGGAGCCAACCGAGGAAGACAAGCTCGTTGCTGAAAAAGCTGCCTATGCGGTAGCAGAAAACGAGGAAAAAGCCAACAAGCAGCTAACTAAAAAAGACCAAAAACCTGCTGTATATAAGAACGTTAAAGCTATTTTGGATGAGTACAGCCTCCGAGTAGTGGACAACGCCATGCAGATTAGGCTCTTGGTAACGAACAAACTCATCATAGATTCAGAGTCACCAGACGATCGCACCAGGCTGCGAGCCTTGGAAATGCTGGGTAAGATCACCGACGTGGGTCTCTTTACAGAGAAGTCCGAGGTAACAATAACCCACAGATCCACCGAAGATCTAGTCAATTCCATCCGTTCTAAACTCCACAGACTTATGCACCCAGACGATGTGACCGACGTAAAAGCGGTTGAAGTCAACGGGGAAAGTATTGATGTTGATGCGGAACTGGGGCTAGAAGAAAATACCGATACGGTTGCAGAGCCTGTTTGTGAGGATGTTCCAAAAAATACTGAGGGACAAACAGAGAAATGAGTGAAGTCATTAGTCCTCTGGAGTCCCTGACGGACACCGAGCTGGAGTTTCTGGCAAATAATTTGGACAAGTTCTCGGAAGAAGAAGCCCTAGAGCTAGACATGGTGGCTGATGAGCTAGATAGAAGGAAGTGGGCTAAAGCGTGTAGGTTAGATTTGATAGCGTTTTGCCAAAAAATGCAGCCTGACTATAAGGTTGGCAAACATCACCGCATCTTGGCAGACCTGCTTATGGATATTGCAGAAGGTAAGCAGGACCGAGTTTGCGTCAATATCCCCCCACGGCACGGTAAATCGCAGCTTGTATCTATTTACTTCCCTGCCTGGTTTTTAGGCAAACACCCCGATAAAAAGGTTCTGATGGTCTCCCACACCACGGACTTGGCGGTGGACTTTGGACGGAAAGTGAGGAACTTAATTGACCAACCTGCGTATAAACAGATTTTCCCAACAGTCAGTTTGGCAGCGGATAACAAGTCTGCTGGTCGATGGAACACTAACGTTGGCGGTGAGTACTATGCTTGCGGTGTGGGTTCTGCTCTTGCTGGTCGTGGTGCTGACCTATTACTCGTTGATGACCCTCATAATGAGCAAGACATTATTAATGGAAACTTTGACGTCTTTGAAAAAGCGTATGAATGGTTTACGTATGGCGCTCGTACTCGCCTTATGCCTGGTGGTAGGGTCGCAATTATTCAAACGAGATGGCACCAAGACGACTTAACGGGTCGAGTGATCCGAGATATGGTCCAGAACGATGAGGCGGACCAGTATGAACGGGTAGAGTTCCCTGCAATATTTAACGATGGGCTTCCAGAAGAAGCTGCGTTATGGCCTGAACAGTATTCTCTCGAGGCACTGCGTAGAACCAAGGCATCTATGCCTGTTTTCCAGTGGAACGCCCAGTATCAACAGAACCCAACGGCGGAAGAAGCCTCTGTAATCAAGCGAGAATGGTGGAAATGGTGGAAAAATGAGACACCACCTGAGTGTGAATACCTCATAATGTCCCTTGACGCCGCCGCAGAGACACATAATCGTGCTGACTTCACTGCATTAACGACATGGGGCGTGTTTTTTGACGAAGAAACGAGCGCACACGCCATTATTTTGCTCAACAGCATCAAAAAACGCATGGAATTTCCAGAATTAAAGACATTAGCGTGGGAACAATGGGAAGAATGGCAGCCCGATGCGTTTATCGTGGAGAAAAAGTCTGCGGGTACAGCGCTTTATCAAGAATTACGACGCACAGGTATGCCTGTTCAAGAATATACCCCGCATAGGGGTAGCGGAGATAAGCTCGCACGTTTAAACTCTGTAGCAGACATCATTAGATCAGGACTTGTATGGGTTCCAGAGACACGGTGGGCTGAAGAAGTGGTTGAAGAGATTGCGGGATTCCCGTTTATGAGTCATGATGACCTTGTAGACTCGACGGTAATGGCGCTGATGCGGTTTAGGCAGGGCGGATTCATTAGATTACCGAACGATGAGCCCGACGAGATTCAATTATTTAGACCGAAAAAACGGTCTTATTACTAAGGAAGAATTATGGCAATAGATAAGGCACTCTACCAAGCTCCTATGGGTATTGAAGAAGCAGCGGCAATGGAAGAACCAATGGAGGTCGAGATTGAGATCGAAGATCCAGAATCCGTACAGCTAAGTATTGATGGAGTGCCAATTCTACGCATGGAAGAAGCAGAAGCTGAAGAAGATTTCAATGCCAACCTTGCTGAAAGCATGGATGAGGGTGAGTTAGCGGAACTTGCTGGTGATTTGATTGGTGATTTTGATTCTGACATCTCATCCCGTAAAGATTGGATACAGACGTACGTTGACGGCTTAGAACTCCTTGGTTTGAAGATTGAAGAGCGTAGCGAGCCATGGGAAGGCGCTTGCGGTGTGTACCACCCACTCCTCTCCGAGGCTTTAGTGAAGTTCCAGGCAGAGACAATGATGTCCATATTCCCTGCAGCAGGGCCAGTAAAGACATTAATTATTGGTAAAGAGACACCTGAGAAAAAAGCAGCGTCAGAGCGTGTTCGTGATGACATGAACTATCAGTTAACTGATGCGATGCCTGAATACCGTCCTGAGACAGAGCGTATGCTCTGGGGCTTGGGTTTAGCAGGTAATGCGTTTAAAAAGGTGTACTACGACCCAGCACTTGAGCGTCAAGTAGCACTCTATGTACCAGCAGAAGACGTGGTTGTGCCATACGGCGCATCGGATTTAGCGTCCTCTCCACGGGTAACGCACGTCATGCGTAAGACTGAGAACGAGCTGCGCAAGCTGCAAGTATCAGGTTTTTACCGTGATGTTGACTTAGGTGATCCAGTTAATACACTGGATGAAGTAGAGAAGAAGATTGCTGAGAAGATGGGATTCCGTGCGACATCGGATGATCGCTACAAGATTTTAGAAATGCACGTTGACCTTGATCTTCCTGGTTTTGAAGACAAGGATGAAGACGGCGAGCCAACAGGCGTTGCGCTGCCATACGTAGTAACTATTGAGCAGGGGACACAGAATGTTCTTTCGATTAGACGCAATTACCAGCCTGATGACAAGACTATGCAGAAGCGTCAGCACTTTGTTCACTACGGATATATACCTGGCTTTGGCTTCTATTGTTTTGGCCTTATCCATCTCATTGGGGCTTATGCTAAATCTGGTACTTCTCTTATACGTCAATTAGTTGATGCGGGAACCCTTGCTAACTTGCCAGGTGGCTTTAAGACCCGTGGATTGCGGATCAAAGGTGACGACACCCCGATTAGCCCAGGTGAGTTCCGTGACGTAGATGTACCAAGCGGAAGCATGCGGGATAACATCCTGCCTCTCCCATATAAGGAGCCAAGCCAAGTATTAGCTGGTTTGATGGACAAGATTATTGAAGAAGGTCGCAGATTTGCTAACACAGCAGATTTGAACTTATCGGATATGTCTGCCAACGCCCCAGTAGGTACAACCTTGGCTATCTTAGAGCGTACGCTCAAAGTAATGTCTGCAGTTCAGGCACGCATCCACTATAGCTTGAAGCAAGAACTGAAGCTGCTAAAAGTAATTATTGCTGACTACACACCAGATGAGTACACATATGAGCCAGTTGAGGGATCACGTCTCGCTAAGAAGAGTGACTACGACAATGTGGATGTCATACCTGTATCGGACCCGAATGCGTCAACGATGGCGCAAAAGATTGTCCAGTATCAAGCGGTACTTCAACTTGCGCAAGGAGCCCCACAGCTATACAACATGCCCCTTCTCCACCGCCAGATGCTCGATGTACTGGGGATTAAGAATGCACAAAAACTTATCCCAATGGAAGAAGATCAGAAGCCGACCGATCCAGTATCAGAGAATCAGAATGTCTTGATGATGAAGCCTGTAAAAGCGTTCCAGTATCAGGATCACCAGGCACATATCACCGTGCACATGTCTGCTATGCAGGATCCCAAGATCATGGCGTTGCTACAGAATAACCCGATGGCTCAGTCGCTCCAGTCAGCAATGATGGCGCACATCAACGAGCACTTAGGCTTCCAGTACCGTATTGAGATTGAGAAGCAGTTGGGTGTTTCCTTACCACCTAAAGCAGATGAGAACGGTGAAGAAATTAATATGGACCCAGCAGTAGAGGCGAAGTTGGCTCCGATGTTGGCACAAGCAGCTACTCAGTTACTCCAGATGAACCAGCAGCAAGCTGCCCAGCAACAAGCGATGCAGCAAGCTCAAGATCCGCTCCTTCAGTTACAACAGCAAGAAGTTCAGATCAAGCAAGCTGACCAGGCTCGTAAAGCCGCTAAGGACATGGCAGATGCTGAGATTAATAAACAGAAGTTGGCTATTGAGGAACAGAAAGTTCAGATTGATAAAGCCAAAGCAGTTGCAAATATTCAACATGATGCAGAAAAACAGAAGTATGACGCTCTCAAGTCCGCAGCGACTATGAAGAACGAGAAAGAGAAGATGTTGTTAGAAGCAGGTGTTGACGCTTTGAAAGAGCACTATAAACCCAAAAAAGGAGAGTAATTGGACAATCTAGAATATTTATTGAAGGAATACATCGACAGGATGGACTTCCTCAAGAGCGGACTAGCTCAAGGCAATATTCCGACAATGGAAGAATACCGATACGTATGTGGTCAGATTCGAGGTCTCGAGGCTGCGTGCGGAACAATTCAAGACCTCAGAACCAAGATGGAGAACTCGGACAATGAGTGAACTAAACCTTAGTAGTGCAGTAGATTTATCCGCAGTACTGAACAAAGAAGCAGAAGAAAAGGCATCACAACTACCTAAACCGCAGGGCTACCGTATTTTGTGTGCTATTCCTGAAGCAGAAGAAGCGTTTGAGAGTGGCATTATCAAGTCAGACGAGACTCGTAGACATGACGAACTATTAACCACAGTGCTATTTGTGGTTGATTTAGGTCCTGATTGCTATTCAGATACCACACGTTTTCCCAACGGAGCATGGTGTAAAAAGGGTGATTTTGTCCTAGTTAGACCCAATGCTGGCACCCGTTTGGTTATTCACGGTCGAGAGTTCCGCATTATTAATGATGACTCTGTAGAAGCCGTAGTTTTAGACCCACGTGGTATTAAACGTAAATTTACTTAAGGAGCTGGACATGGCTGAATTTAAAGGCGAAGAATACAAATTTCCCGATGAACAAGAAGAAGTAACTAAGGGTAAACCCGTAGATACAGAAGAACAACTTGAAATTGAGGTAGAAGACGACACCCCCGAAGAAGATCGGGGTAGAACTCCTCCAGATGCTGAGAAAGTTAAGCAGCTTGAGGTAGACGTTGACGACTTAGACAAATACAGTAAAGAGGCTAAAGACAAATTAATCCGCATGAAGCGTGTGTGGAATGATGAGCGTCGGGCTAAAGAAGCTGCTGACAGAGAGCGTGCCGCTGCACTAGATGCTGCCCAGCGTTTGATGGAAGAGAACCGTCGTATCAAGCAGATGCTCGAGAATGGTCAGGAAGAATATAAAGCTGCAATGACTTCCACGACTGAGATGCGCCTTGAAAAAGCCAAGCGTGACTATAAAGAAGCGTACGATTCTGGCGATACAGATAAGGTTATCGAAGCACAGCAAGCTCTGACAGATGCTCAGATGTTGTTGGAAAGGGCGAAAAACTTTAAGTTACCCCCTTTACAAGACGAAAAATATGATGTACAAACGAGTCAACAGTACCAAAACGCACAACCGCAAGCTACGGACGAGAAGCTAGCGGAATGGCAGGGTCGTAATTCCTGGTTCGGACAAGACGAGGAAATGACTGCAGCAGCTCTGGGTCTCCATGAGAAGCTGAAGCGCCAAGGGATGCAGATTGGGTCTGATAAATATTACGCAACGTTGGACGAGACAATGCGGAAAAGGTTTCCTGAGAATTTTGACGATGACCAGGATCCGTTAGAAGAAGTAGAAGTTAAGGAAAAGCCCAAAGGGGACAGTCCCAAAGCGAAGCCTGCCACGGTCGTAGCCTCTGCAACTCGGTCGACAGGACCAAAGCGAGTCAGGTTAACGCAAACGCAAGTTGCGCTTGCAAAGAAACTTGGTCTCTCACCAGAGCAATATGTTCGTGAACTTTTAAAATTGGAGGTTTGAAATGGCTACAAATAGAATCAATCGTGAATCAGAAACTCGCTTAACTTATGAGCGTCCTACCGCATGGGCTCAGCCAGAGCTTTTGCCAGAACCAGATAAGCAGGCAGGTTTTAGTTATCGTTGGATCCGTGTAGCTTCCCTTAATCAAGCTGACCCCCGCAATCTTTCAGCAAAACTGCGAGAAGGTTGGGAGCCAGTAGCCATTGAGGAACAGCCTCAGTTTCAGTTGTTAGTCGATCCCAATAGTCGTTATAAAGACAACATTGAGATTGGCGGTTTGTTGCTTTGCAAAACCCCAGATGAGTTTGTAGAACAGCGTAATAGACATTATGCTGCGCAAACAGAGGCTCAAATGACGGCTGTAGACAACACTCTTATGCGCCAAAGCGACCCACGTATGCCTATCTTTAACGAGAGAAAGTCTACTACGTCCTTTGGTAAAGGTTAATTTTAATTTAGGAGTATACAAATGGCTTATCCAACCGTTGACGCTCCCTATGGCTTACAGGCTCTAAACCGTGTAGATGGCTTGCCATATGCTGGTGCAATTCGTCAAATTCCGATTGCTTCCACATATAACACGCCTATTTATGATGGTGATATTGTCCGTGTAGCCGCAGGTGGCACAGTACAAAAATCTACCGTAACTGTGGACGCTACTACAGCAGCTGCAAATAACACCGTTGGTGTGTTTGTTGGTGTTCAGTATGTAAACAGCCAAGGTCAAACCGTTCAGGCTCAATACTATCCAGGTAATGCCGCTGCTACCAGCGCTGTTGCTTTCGTAGTTGATGATCCTTTGGCAGCCTTCCGTGTTGCAGTAACTTTGGCAAACAGCGCTATGTCGACTGTAAACCAGAGCATTGTTGGCACCAATATGGCAATCGTTCAGGGCACAGGCTCTAACACTACTGGTAACTCTGGTCTTTCTGTCGTAGCTACTACCGCAGAAGGTAACGCAGCAGCCCTTCCAGTTCGTGTTATTGCAGTTATTCCTGATACAGCTACTGGCGCTAATGCCTTTACTGAAGTATTAGTAAAGTTCAATAACCACCAATACAACGTGACTTCTGCGTTGAATTACACTGCATAAGGAGCTATAAATGGCTATTTCACGTGCACAACTACTGAAAGAGTTGCTCCCAGGTCTGAACGCATTGTTTGGTCTTGAGTATGCAACGTATGGTGAACAGCACAAAGAGATCTACGAAACTGAGACCTCTGAGCGTTCGTTCGAAGAAGAAACCAAGTTGTCTGGCTTTACTGCCGCTGCCGTTAAAAACGAAGGCGCACCAATCCAGTATGACAACGCACAAGAGGCATTTACTGCTCGTTATACCCACGTAACTATCGCTCAGGGTTTCTCTCTGACCGAAGAAGCAATTGAAGATAACTTGTATGACTCCTTGTCAGCTCGTTATACCAAGGCTTTGGCACGTTCCATGGCGTATACCAAGCAAGTTCGTGCAGCTTCTGTATTGAACAATGGTTTCAGCAGTAACTTCCCAGGTGGTGACGGTGTTGCTCTATTTAGCACACAACATCCATTAGTATCTGGTGGCGTAAACAGCAACCGTCCTTCAACTGGCGCTGACTTAAACGAGACTTCTTTGGAAGCCGCCGTTATTCAGATCGCTGCTTGGACAGACGAGCGTGGTTTGCTCATCGCTGCTAAACCCCGTAAGTTGATTGTTCCACCTGCACTACAGTTCGTTGCAACTCGTTTGCTCGAAACCGAATTGCGTGTTGGTACAACCGATAACGACATCAACGCACTGAAGAACAACGGTTCTATCCCAGAAGGTTATACAGTTAATAACTACCTGACCGATACAAACGCATGGTTCCTCACAACTGATGTTCCAAACGGTATGAAGCACTTTGTCCGTACACCACTCTCCAATTCTATGGACGGTGACTTTGATACAGGCAACGTACGCTACAAGAGCCGTGAGCGTTATTCTTTCGGATTCTCGGATCCGCTCGGAATGTTCGCATCACCAGGCGCTTAATCAGCACCTAAGTTGTACTAAACCCCGCCTAAACAGCGGGGTTTTTTATTTGTTCCAGCAGATTTTCAAAGGAAAGTTGGTCTTTATCTGCAGCAAATTCTAGGGTAAATAGGTATCTTGGTTCATAGAAATTAATGACCGTATGCCGCATTTGGGTGTTAAAAAGGTAGTAAGTATCAGGCTCGTAGACCAATTCTTCAAAGGGAAACTGTGCCCCTTCTGAGCCTGTAAACAGGCAATGACTCTTAACTTCTGGGGTTAAAAGCATGTTGACCCCCACCCCCCTACGGGTATCTGTGTGCCAGTCGTAACATACATAGGGAGAAAGCTGGACGATTCCAGCTACAAACAGGTGTTTACGGGAAAGGTCTACCAAAAACGGATCTTTGGATAACATCTCAACAGGTACTTGTATGGCTTTGAAGTTGTAATAGTCCTGCCAGTTTTGCGCAGTAATAGCAAACTCCAAAAGTTCTTTAGCAATTACAGACCTGCTCGGTATTTTGTAATAGTTCATTGAACTATTTTACGCAAAACATGTTGCACAAAACTAAAAAAGTAGTAAGATGATACGAACTGGGTAAATCGCTTATCAAACTGCCCCAGCAGACACTTACATGATTGATAAGCCGAACTTTGTAAGAAGGACAATTTATTATGGCAACATCAACTACCTCCTCGGTATGGCGCTCCACGGGTGGAGATCAGACACGTACTGCAGAAGCAGGCTCCATGGTTATGGCAGTCCCTTTCTATATCGCTAACAGTGCAGCAACCGCAAACGTTCTTAACGTTGTTGGTGGAAACTCTTTAGTTCTCCCAGCTGGCGCAGTTGTAACTGAAGTTATTGTTTCTAGTGGTGGCGGTGGTAATGCTACAGCTAACGTAGGGTTTACCCCACTAATTAGCGTAGGTCCTGGTCAAAATACTACCTTGGGCACAAACGTTCCTACTGGTTTTGTTTCTGCTGGTAACGTATCTGCTCGTACAGTATTTACTGTTGGTGGTACAGGCGGTGGCGCTTCTTTGGGCAACGTAGCTAACGCTACTAACTTAGTTGTTGTTACTAGCACTCAAGGTGCAGCAAACGCAATTGCTGGTGTGATATCTGGAAGAATCATTTATCACGTAGCTGACGCTGGGCAAGAAAGCGCCTAATTAATCTGGGGGGTTCGCCCCCCTGTTTAACCTTATTGGAGATTAATTATGGGTATGCAATATGACGTACTAGCAGTTCATGCAGACGGAGACGTTCAAGCTGTTACAGGGCCGCTTAGGGTTAAAGCGTATCAATTAGCCCCTGGTGGAACTGCTGGTGAAATTAAGTTTTACGACACTGCGGCTAATTCTGCTACAGGAACTGAGCGTTTAAAATTAAACATCACTACAAATACTGCTGTTATTTCTACACTAATACCTGGTGAGGGTATTCGTTTTACTAATGGTTTGTATTTAGACTTACCAGCTAACGCTTCTATTACAGTGTTCTATGGCTAAGAAAAAAGGTCCCTCTCTTGCGATTGGTCGTGGTGAAAAGTTGCCTGTATCTAAGGGCGCTGGGCTTACCGCCAAAGGCCGTGCTAAATATAATGCAGCTACTGGCTCGAATCTAAAGGCTCCGCAGCCACAAGGCGGTGCTCGGAAGAAATCGTTCTGTGCCCGTATGTCTGGGATGCCTGGACCAATGAAAGACGAAAACGGTAAGCCTACTCGTAAGGCAGCCTCTTTAAAGAGATGGAAGTGCTAAATGAGCGAAGAAGTGGTTAGAGAATTAGCTACGCATGCAAGCGACATTAAGCATCTGCAAGATGACATGGATAAACTTATTAGTGATATGGAAGAGATTAAAAAGTCTTTACATGAAATTAATAAGACCCTGTCTGAAGCTCGTGGTGGCTGGAAAGTATTAATGTGGGCAGGCGGTGCAGTTAGCGCTATTACTGGTGTAGCTGGCTTTGTAGCAGGTCATTGGGGTAAGTAATGCCAAGTACATCTAAAAAGCAACACAATTTCATGGCGGCTGTGGCTAATAACCCTAAGTTTGCCAAAAAAGCAGGTGTGCCTTCCTCCGTAGGGAAGGAATTTTTAACTGCCGACAAAGGCAAAAAATTTAAAGAAGGTGGAACCATGAAACCAACAGATATGAAGAAAAATCCAGGTATGGCTAAGTTACCTAAAGCTGTGCGCAATAAAATGGGTTTTATGAAAGAGGGCGGCGCTGCTCATTCAGACGCTAAAAAAGACATGCCAATGATGAAGAAAGTGGCTGCCAAAGCTGTTAAAGGTCACGAGAAGAAACTACACGGTATGAAGGCTGGCGGCATGGCTAAAGGTGGTGGCTGTGAAGTTCGTGGCAAAACCAAAGGCACAATGATTAAGATGAAAAAAGGCGGAAGCTGCTAATCATGGCTACTAAAGCTCAACAAAATGACGACGGTACCGTATCTGATCCTGTAACCACAGAGACTCAGAAGGGTTATGCTAACTACGAAGCCGACCTCAAAAAGCGTCAAGAAGAAATGACTAGCAAAGATGCTAAGGCTAAAAGCAGAATGGAAAGCCTAATGAAGTTTGGTTCAGATTTGCTAAGCCGCCCAGTAGAGAAAAAGGCTAAAGGCGGTAAGGTATCTTCTGCTTCCAAACGTGCTGATGGCTGCGCCATTCGTGGGAAGACTAGAGCGTAATGGATAAACGTGTAAATCCTATTAGTCCTACAGCCCAGTTAGATTTAGGGCTTGGGTCTACCCCTGAGCAATTGCAGAGAAAAAGACCTGCAGACCCAGGGTATAAGGAAATACACGAGAAATACAACCCACCAGAAAAAGACCCCAAGGCTAAAGCTGCTGAGAACAAAGAGTTTGAAGACAAACGCCAACAAAGAAGTAAGTTGATACAGCAAACTGAGATGGATAGGATCAAAGAGATTTTTGAGCGGTCTAAAGGCGGCAGTGGTGGAGGTGGGATGCCGAAGTCAAACCGTGATATTACTAAGAACTACAAAGCTGGTGGCAAGGTATCTAGCGCCTCTAAACGGGCCGATGGCTGTGCAATTCGTGGGAAAACGAGGGCTTAATATGGACAAGAAAATTAACGAAAACACCGCAGCAATACATAGAGCGTCTGTTAGTAAAGCGTTTAATGCTAAACCTGCTGAGAAGAAGCCAACGCAAGCTGAGATGGACGCTAAAGAACTACAAACCGCTTTAGGTAGTGACGTTGTAGTTAAACCCGAAATGAGAGCCAAAGGCGGGATGATTAAGTCTTCTGCGTCTAAACGGGCTGATGGCTGTGCTATTCGTGGTAAAACCAAAGGACGCATGGTATGAGACCAAGTAGAGGTATGGGCGCCATAATGCCCTCTAAGATGGGTAAGGGAGTTAAGAAAGCCCGTAGGGACGATACCGATTTTACCCAATATAAAGAGGGTGGTAAGGTCAATGCTGCGGGTAACTACACTAAGCCTAGCCTTCGTAAAAAGATTGTTTCACAAGTTAAGTCTGCTGCAACGCATGGTACTGGCGCAGGTCAGTGGTCAGCACGTAAAGCACAACTTGTTGCCAAGAAATACAAGGCAGCTGGCGGCGGGTATAAATAATGTTTAAATGGTTCTGGAGACTAATCAATGGCACTAGCCAAATCCCAACGGAGCCTCAAAGCGTGGGGCAAGCAGGACTGGACAACCAAGTCGGGGAAAAAGTCGTCCGAAACAGGCGAGCGGTACCTGCCAAAAAAAGCAATCCAGTCGCTAAGCCCGCAGGAGTACGCAGCAACAACACGAGCAAAGCGAGCGGGAAAGGCACAGGGAAAGCAGTTCGTGCCCCAGCCAGCAAAAGTAAAAGCAAAAGTAAAACCGTTCCGAAAGGTAAAGTAGCATGACCACTACAGGATCTACCGCTTTTAACCTAGACATGAACGACCTCATTGAGGAGGCGTTTGAACGTTGTGGTTTAGAAGTTCGATCAGGTTATGACTTCCGTACCGCACGGCGGTCTTTAAACATTCTGACGATTGAGTGGGCTAACCGTGGTATTAATCTGTGGACGGTTGAGCAGGGTCAGATTGTGCTTAACACCCAGCAGGCTCTATATGCGATGCCTATAGATACCATCGACATTTTGGACGCAAGTACCCGTACTAGTAACGGCAGTCAGGCTAATCAGACAGACATTAATTTGACCCGTATTAGCGAACCTACATACATGACGATCCCTAATAAAAACACCACTGGGCGCCCTGTTCAGATGTGGTACAACCGTCAAAGTGGCGGTGTTGCAAGCGTACCGCAATCAAATTTAACTGTAGATATTACCTCTGCAACTCAAACAACTATTGATTTACAAAACATAAGTAATTTACCCACTCAAGGCTTTATTAATATTCTTGGTGAAACTATTGGATACCAAAATATTGTTGGGAATCAAATAGTTAATGCTTGGCGTGGACAAAATGGTACTGCAGCAAATTCATTTGTACCTGCGGGCACAGATGTTTTTGTAAACAACTTACCATGTGTTAATGTCTGGCCTACCCCAAATCCACCTGGCGACCAGTACACATTAGTGTATTACCGTATGCGCCGTATTCAGGATGCAGGTAACGGTATTCGTACACAGGACATCCCATTCCGCTTTATCCCATGTATGGTGGCAGGTTTGGCGTACTACCTTGGCGCAAAGATTCCTGGTGTTGATCCTGGTCGCATGCAGATGCTTAAGGCAGAATATGAGCAGCAGTTCCAATTAGCAGCCGATGAAGATAGGGAGACAGCGGCAGTTCGTTTTGTCCCCCGTAATATGTTTTATAGATAACCATGCCCAGTCAGTTTTCTTCTGGTAAGTATGCGATTGCCGAATGTGACCGATGTGGTCAGCGATATAAGCTAAAAGAGCTTAGGAAGCTAACTATTAAGACAAAGCAGGTCAGTATTAAGGTATGTCAAGAGTGTTGGGAACCAGATCAGCCGCAGTTGCAGTTGGGGATGTACCCAGTAAATGACCCCCAGGCAGTGCGTGACCCAAGACCTGACGTAAGTTATGAAGTCTCTGGGCAGACTGGATTGCAGATTAATCTCTCAGGAGAGGGTCCAGACGGCTTTGGTTACGCAGAACAGGGTAGTAGAATCATTCAATGGGGATGGAACCCTGTGGGTGGTGCTAGGGGTAATGATGATGGATTAACGCCAAATGACTTGGCACAATCGGTAGTAGTTGGTACAGTAACGGTAACGATAAATTAAGGAGCAGAACATGTACAAATCAGGCGCAGACGGCATTACCAAAAAGGGTAAAACTGAGGGTAAAAACCTTGGCGATTCAGGTCCTAAAGTAATGGGTCTTGGCGGCGGCAAGAAAACTGCTGGTGTTAAGAACATGGACCTTAAAACAATGGGTCGTGGTATGGCTAAGATTAAGAATCAAAAAGCAGGCAGAGGTCGATAATGGCTAAATATTCTATGAAAAAGAACGGTAAAGAAGTTGGTGACGCTAAGGTTTATGCAGAGCCACACACCATGTCAGGCAAGAAAGTAACTACAGCAAAGGCTGCTGTTACTAAGCCAGGCAATGGCGTAGACAGCGTAAACATGTCTGTTGGCGGCTATACCAAGAAAAACGATCAACCAATCAATAAGAACGGCGCAATAAAACAACGTGGATCAGGCGCAGCTACAAAAGGCTTTACTTCACGTGGACCGATGGCTTAAGGGTAAACCCTAATGACTTATACCGAATTAGTAGCTGCAATTAAAGGATATTGCGAAAACGATTTCCCCGATACTGCTGGAAACTTTACTTCCACGGATCAGATTAATACGTTTATTCAGCAGTGCGAAGAGCGTATTTATAACGCTGTTCAGATTCCTGCTATTCGCAGAAATCAAATTGGTAACTTCACCGCTGGTGATAAGTACTTAACGCTGCCAACGGATTACCTTGCTTCGTTCTCTATGGCGGTTATTCTGGCTGACGGGACTCAAGAGTTTTTGATTGATAAAGACGTAAACTTTATTCGTGGGTCTTACCCAAGTCCTAGCGATATTGGTGTACCTCGTTATTATGGTCAGTTTTTGCCCTATACCTACATTATTGGACCTACCCCAGATCAAGATTATAACGTTGAGTTGCACTACTACTATTACCCAACCTCTATTGTGGATGCGGGTAGTAGCTGGTTAGGATATAACTTTGAGTCTGTTTTACTGTATGGTTCTCTTTTAGAGGCGGCTGCATTTATGAAGTCAGACGCAGATGTTGTTACTAATTACCAGAACCGATACAATGAGGCATTAGCTTTACTCAAAGACTTGGGTGATGGTAAGGATAGAAGAAGTGCATACCGTGATGGGCAACTTAGACTGCCTGTACCTGGACCTGTTAGATAATTTTTTAGGAGCAAAAAATGGCAATTACCCAAGCAATGGCTACATCGTTCAAGGTTCAACTCTTGAATGGTCAGCAAAACTTTTCCGCAAACGTATTTAAATTAGCGCTATACACCAGCTCAGCTACTTTAGGCGAGAATACAACTGTGTACTCGGCAACAAACGAAGTGCCTTCTACTGGCAACTATTCTGCTGGTGGTAATACTTTGACGGTTAGCGTAACCCCAACCAACTCTGGCAACGTAGCTTATATCTCGTTCTCAAATACATCTTGGGCGAATGCAACAATTACTGCTAACGGCGCTTTGATTTATAACGCTAACTTATCTAACGCAGCTGTTGCTGTATTAGCTTTTGGTGGCGATAAGACATCGACCAACGGTACCTTTGCTGTTAACTTCCCAACTGCTGACGCAACAAACGCAATTATTCGCCTGACCGCTAGTTAAGGAGCTGTAAATGGCTCTGGTCCTAAAAGATAGGGTTAAAGAGACCAGCGCTACCGCTGGTACGGGAACGCTTACACTTGATGGCGCTGTTGTTGGCTATCAGACGTTTGCATCTGCTATTACTTCTGGTTCTACTGTTTACTACACCATTCAAAATACCGCTATTGGGTATGAAACAGAATGGGAAGTAGGTGTTGGCACGTTCACTAGCCCAGATCAATTAGCTAGAGACACGGTTCTTTCTTCGTCTAATTCGGGGTCTTTGGTTGCTTTTAGCGCCTCCCCTGATCTGCAAGTATTTATTACCCAGCCAGCAGAAGAAGCAATCTATCTTAATCAGGCCACAGGCAAGGTTGAAATTGGTGGTAATGGCACAAACACCGTAACGTTTACCAATATTAACACAACTAACTTAGTTGCCAATACCGTTACTTTAACGGCTGGAACGATTACTACCAACGCTGCAAACGCCACGGATATTACAAATAAAGAGTATGTAGACGGACTTTTTTCAACAGGTATTTCCTATCACGAACCTGTATTAGTTGAGTCTCCAAATACGGCTGGTAGCTTAAATGCTGTTTATGTGCAGCCTAATGGCGCTGGTAACGGTGTGGGTGCAACACTTACCAATAACGCTGCTAACGTAGCGCTTGTTATTGATGGAGTATCCGTCTCTAATACAGCTCGTGTTTTAATTTATAACCAGTCAAATGCCGTTCAAAACGGTGTATATACCGTCACCAATCCTGGTGCTCCAGATCCAGGCGGTGCTAAATGGGTTTTGACCCGTGCAACCGATGCAGATACTTTTGGTTTAGCCAGCCCTAATAAGCTGGGGCAAGGTGATGCGTTCTTTGTCCAGTCTGGTAATACTGGTGCTGGTGAGACTTATATCTGCAATACCACAGGCACAATTACTTTTGGCACAACTAATATTACGTTTGCGCAGATTAGTTCTTCTCAAATTTACGCTGCTGGTACAGGTCTTAACCTTACCAACTTAACTTTCAGTATTGCTAATACTGCGGTTACTGCAGCACAATATGGCAACGATGGGGCTGTTGGTCAGTTCACAGTTAATGCTCAAGGCCAGATTACTAACGCTGCCAACGTATCGATCAATGCCTCTAGTATTTCAGTAGGTACTTTAGCTAACGCCAGAACAACCGCTAACTCAGCGAATGGCGCATCGACCATCGTAGCCCGTGATTCTAACGGCTCTTTTGCAGCAAACGTCATTACTGCAACCGATGTAAACGCCACAAACGTATCGGCAACTACAGGCACATTCACAAACATATCTGGTAATGGCGCAACAGTAACCAATATCAATGCTTCAAACATTACCAGCGGTACGATCAATAACGCATTTACCACAGGTAATTCAGCCAACAGCGCATCTACTTTAGTCCTACGAGATGCCAACGGTAGCTTTGGTGCAAACATTATTTCCGCTTCGTTTAGCGGAGACGGTTCTGCCATTACAGGTATTAACGCTTCAAGCATTTCCTCTGGAACCATAGCTAACGCCCGTACTACAGCAGATTCTGCTAACGGTGCATCGACTATTGTTTCCCGTGACTCTGGCGGTAATTTCTCAGCCAACACGATTACTGCCAACGTAGCTGGTTCAGGCGCTGGTCTGACCAATATTAATGCGTCCAACATCACTTCGGGGACTATTGGAAATGTCTACACAACTGCTAATTCTTCTAACGGCGCTAGTACTATTGTTCTCCGTGATGCAGGTGGGGCGTTTGCTGCTGGGTCAATAACAGGCACTTTGTTTACTGGTAACGGTTCTGCTATTACCAACATTAACGCTTCAGCAATCACTACAGGAACTTTAGACAATGCCAGGACTAATGCTACTTCTGCCAATGGTTCTTCCACTCTTGTTGTTCGTGATGCTGATGGTTCCTTTGCTGGGAATGTAATTACAGGAACTACGGGAACATTTACTTCTGTATCTGGTAACGGCGCTGCCCTAACTGGAATCAATGCGTCTAACATTGCCTCTGGAACAATAGCAAATGCTAGAACGACTGGCACTGCTGCTGCCACTGCAGATACGCTAGTTTTACGGGATGGCAACGGATCGTTTAGTGCTAACGTAATTACAGCAAATTCCATATCTGGAAACGCATCTTTAGCAACCAACATCAACGCCTCTAACATTACTAGTGGCACGATTAATAATGCGTTTACAACAGGCAATTCCGCTAATAGTGCTTCTACTCTAGTTCTGCGGGGTGCATCTGGAGAGTTTGCTGCTGGGGCTATTACAGGTTCATTCTTTATTGGTGACGGCTCAAATCTGTCCGCAATCAATGGCTCAAACGTAACTACAGGCACAGTAGCTAACGCTAGAACGACAGCAAACTCTGCTAACGGCGCCTCAACCATCGTAGCTAGGGACTCTAACGGCTCGTTCGCTGGCAACGTTATTACGGGAACCACAGGAACTTTTACCAATATCTCAGGTAACGGCATAGCGCTTACAGACATAAACGCATCCAATATTTCTAGCGGAACTATAGATAACGCTCGTACAACGGCTAACTCCTCGAATGGCGCCAGCACGATTGTTCTGCGTGACTCTAATGGTAGCTTTGCTGGCAATGTTATGTCGGCTAACTTCTTTAGCGGTGACGGCTCTAACTTATCAGCTATCAATGCTTCCAGTATTACAACGGGTACGTTAGGCACAAGCCGTTTATCTGGTCAATACACAAGCGTTACTGGCGTAGGTAACTTAGTTGCTGGCACGTGGAGCGCTAACGTCATATCTGCGCAATACGGTGGTACTGGATCGGCTAACCTAACAGCCGATAACGTCATTCTTGGTAACGGCGCTAATACAGTAAAAGTGGTAGCTCCTGGAACATCAGGCAATGTACTTACTTCCGATGGAACAACTTGGGTTAGCCAGGCTGCTAGTGGTGGTGGTGCTGGAACGATTACTAGAACTGACTTTACTGCTACAGGTGGTCAAACTGTATTTACCGTTTCTTATCCAGTAGGTTTAATTGATGTATACCGCAACGGTGTTAAGTTAGCCACAACCGACTTTACTGCTACAAACGGTACATCGTTTACCTTAGCAACCGCAGCAAACGCTGGGGATATAGTTCAGGCTGAAGTATTTAATTCGTTAAATATATACGAAACAATCACTGCCGATACGTTTAGTGGTAATGGAGTTCAGACTACTTTTATTATGTCGGTGGCTCCAGCCAATCCTGCTTCTACGTTAGTTGCTATTTCTGGCGTGGTGCAAAATCCTTCTAACTACACGGTATCAAGCACAAGTTTAACGTTCTTAACTGCGCCACCATCTGGCACTAATAACATATCGGCTAGATATTTAGGTGTACCAGCAGCTGTCCCAAGCGGTAGTGGCGGACAGTTTTATGGAAACGCTGCTGTAAAGGCAATTGCATATAACTCAAATAGTATTGCTGAAAACATTACTACTACAGCAGGCCAAAACGGATATTCTGCTGGTCCTGTAACAGTTGAAGCGGGTTATACAGTTAACGTTGTTAATGGCTCATCCTGGACAGTATTTGATGAAACTTGGGGCACTGTTACTTCTGTAGGTTTATCTGCGCCAGGCTTCTTAACTGTTTCAGGAAGTCCAGTAACAACTTCTGGAACATTAGCTTTAAGCTACTCAGGAACAGCTTTACCTGTAGCTAATGGAGGTACTGGAGCAACATCATTAACAGCAAATGCTGTAGTTATAGGCAATGGCGCAAATGCCGTACAGGTTGTAGCCCCAGGCTCTAATGGTAACGTTCTTACATCCAACGGCTCAACTTGGACAAGTGCCGCATTAAATGTTATCCCAGGGTATTACGCTGAATATTTGGTTATAGGCGGTGGCGGTGGCGGTGGTGCCTTTTATTATTCTGGCGCTGGTGGTGCAGGTGGTTATATTGCAGATTCAATGATTGCAGTTCCGTCTCAAACATATGCCGTGATAATTGGCGCTGGTGGTGCAGGTGGTATTGCTGGTGATTACTATTCAGGTTCTAATGGAGCAAACTCTCGTCTAGCTGGAATCATTGGTATAGGTGGCGGTGGCGGCGGTGCGTACAATCAGTTTCCTTACGCTGCTGGTAAAACAGGTGGCTCAGGTGGTGGGGCTTCTGGGTATTTGGCTTCTTATAGTGCTAGTACTTGGCAGGGATTTGCTGTTCAAGGGAACGTAGGAGGTATTGGTGGTACCTACGGTGGCGGGGGTGGTGGTGGTGCTAGCACAGCTGGATCTAACGGGGGCAGTTCTGATGGTGGCGCTGGTGGCGCAGGGTTAGCTTGGCTTAATAGTACAACTTATGCTGGTGGCGGGGGCGGTGGTGCTTATACTGGAACTGGGGGCACTGGTGGATCTGGTGGAGGTGGCGCTGGCTCTAATTCTGGTGGGTCTCCCACTGCTGGAACAGCCAATACAGGCGGTGGCGGTGGCGGTGCTAGTGCTAGTGCTGGAGCAGCTGGCGGATCAGGGGTTGTAATTATTCGCTATCTTGGGTCTACTCGTGGCTCAGGCGGAACTATAACTTCTTCTGGCGGCTATACATACCACACATTCACATCTAGCGGCACGTTTACAGCTTAAGGAATAATATGACACAAGCCGATAATCTAGCAAGTCTTGGTACCAACGTAAATTCTTCTGGTGTATTACAACCAGCTAGTGGAGGCACTGGAATAACCGTACCAGGATCTAATGGTAATGTCCTAACATCTAATGGGTCTGCTTGGGTATCTACTGCACCAGCAAGTTCTGGTTTGACAAAACAACAGGCAGTTGGCCTTAATTTAGTATTCGGGAGATAAACATGGCGGCACCAAATATTGCAAACGTATCAACGATTACTGGCAAAACCACGGCAGTAGCTTTAGCTAATACTAGTGCAAATACAATTCTTAATAACCCAGCATCATCTGGGAAAGTGTTAAAAATTAATTCGTTATTAGTATCGAATGTGGATGGTACAAACGCAGCTACCATAACAGTGCAGTATTATTCAGCCGCAAATATTGGCGGCACAGCGTTTCCTATAGCGTCTACTATTACCGTACCAGCTGATTCAACATTAGTAGTAATTGGCAAAGATACCCAAATTTATTTAGAAGAAGATAAGTCTATTGGTGCTACAGCAAGCGCTGCAAATGACTTAACCATAACCACTTCTTATGAGGAAATTTCCTAATGCCACGTTGGAATGGTGGAATTATCGGAGTTAACAATACCCCAACAAGCACGGTTGCTTCTGGGGTGTGGGGGCTTGACGAGCAAGAAAAGTATAACGAACTAGGGCAATGGCCTACAGTTGAGTATTCAGTAAGCTATTTAATTGTTGCTGGCGGCGGTGGTGGTGGCGCTGGAGCAGGTGGTGGTGGTGGCGCAGGTGGTTACTTAGCAAATACAGCTACGTTAACAATTGGAACTTCGTATACCGTAACTGTAGGTGGTGGAGGAGCTGGTGGAGCTGGTCTTGGCCCTTTTGCTGGTAATAATGGTGTGCAAGGTAGCAATTCTGTTTTCTCTAGCTTTACCTCAATAGGCGGTGGTTTTGGTTCAGGTGTTTCTGCTGGACCCCCTGGTGGCAGCGGCGGTTCAGGTGGCGGTGGATTGTCTTGGAATACTTCTGCTGGTGGTTCAGGTACAGCTGGGCAAGGTAATAATGGCGCAACAGGATATAACGATGGAACAGTCCGTATTGGCGGTGGTGGCGGTGGCGCTAGTGCTAATGGCGGTCAAGGTGGCGGTGGTAACGGGCTTGCATCTTCAATTACTGGTTCTTCCATAACCCGTGGCGGCGGTGGAGGTGGTGGTGAGTTCTTTGGCTACGCTGGCGTACAGTCAGGCGGTTCAGGTGGCGGTGGTAATGGAGGTTCTGGAGCTGGTGTAGGCGCAACTGCTGGTGGAACAAATACTGGCGGTGGCGGCGGTGGTGGTTACGTAGACGGTGCTGGCAATGCTTCTGGAGGAGCAAACGGTGGCTCAGGCATAGTAATCCTTTCCATTCCGACTGCTAAGTACTCTGGAACCACAACAGGCTCCCCAACAGTAACCACGTCAGGTTCTAACACTATTCTTCAATTTACTGCATCTGGTAGTTATACAGCTTAAAGGAGTTTTTACATGAGTCATTTTGCAAAAGTTTTAGATGGAAAAGTAACCCAGGTCATCGTTGCCGAGCCTGAGTTTTTTGAGACCTTTGTCGATTCTTCCCCAGGTCAATGGATTCAAACATCCTATAACACCCACGGTGGACAGCACCCAGAAGGACGTCCTTTGCGTAAAAACTACGCAGGTGTTGGATATACCTACGATGCAGTGCGGGATGCGTTTATTCCTCCACAGCCATTTGCAAGCTGGACATTAAACGAAGATACTTGTTTATGGGATTCGCCCGTTGCCTATCCTACAGACGGCAAAATGTACCACTGGGACGAGCCTACTACCTCTTGGGCAGAAGTAGTTTAAGGAGCTGATATGTCATTAACACAAGTCCAGGGAGCAATGTGGCTAACCCAGACATGGACTACAGGAGCTCGTCCGTCTGCCCCTTATACGGGGCAAATGGGGTACAACACAACTTTAGGTTATCTTGAAGTTTATAACGGTACTGCTTGGGTCGCCGTTGGAGATCAAACTGGTATATATAGTGTTGAATATTTAGTTATCGCTGGTGGTGGTGGCAGCCCTGGTTATGGCGGTGGTGGCGCTGGCGGTTATCGTTGTTCAGTTACTGGAGAATCATCTGGAGGAGGCGCATCTGCAGAAAGCCCCCTTCCTGTTATTGCTACTACTGCTTATACGGTTACTGTTGGCGCTGGCGGCTCAAATACTTCAAACGGCTCTAATTCAGTTTTTTCTACTATTACATCTATTGGAGGCGGTGCTGGTGGCACGGGAGGAAGTGAAAGTGGTAAAAGCGGGGGCAGTGGTGGTGGTCGTTACGGAGGATATACTGGGACGGCTGGATCTGGTACGTCTGGACAAGGATATGCTGGTGGTCTTGGGGGTGATGGAGTAAGTTCGTATACATCAGGCGGCGCTGGAGGAGGCGCTGGAGGCAATGGTGCTAACTCTACTGCTACCGCAGGTGCGGGTGGTGCTGGAGTAACATCATCTATAAACGGATCAGCAACAGCAAGAGGCGGCGGAGGAGCTGGTTATTCTAACAACCCAATAAATGGAGGCTCTGCTTCTGCTGGAGCAGTTTCTAGGGATAACGGAACAGCAAATACTGGAGCAGGGGGTAGCGGCAATGGCGATGGTGGTAGTGGACCAAAATCAGGTGGTTCTGGTTTAGTTATTGTTCGCTACCTTGGTGCTCAGCGGGGCACAGGTGGAACTGTAACCTCATCAGGCGGATACACTATTCATACATTTACAACTAGTGGTACTTATACTGCCTAAAGGACCATAAATGTTCGGTGGATTTCCCTACGCAGGAGCACCGTTTGCGGACAGCGGGGAGTCAGCCGTCAATGCAGAAGTCAATCTGGTTGGCGTCTTTGCGGTAGGGGTAGTAGGCACAGTTAATGTTGTAACAGACCAAAATATTGATGTAACAGGCGTTTCTGCCGTAGGTCAGGTAGGTACTGTAACCGTTGTAGCCGAAGCAAACACTAACTTAACTGGTATTGCTACTCCAGTTTTAGTAGGCACCGTAACAGTCGTAGCAGACAGTAATCTAAATCTTACGGGCGTTTATGCGGTTGGGCGGGTAGGCAATGTTACTGTTGCAGCCAATGCTGATGTCTTTGTAACAGGGGTTTCTAGCCCAGTTCTAGTGGGTAACGTCACCGCTACAGGTAGCGCAGTTATAAATCTAGTAGGTGTGCAAACCGTAGGTCGGGTCGGAAACGTCTCGGTAGTAGAAAGCACCACAATCAACCTAACTGGGGTTTATGCCGTTGGAAGGCTTGGTAACGTCGATGTCCAAGCGGGTGCCACGGTAGGTGTAACGGGTGTTTATGCTCCAGTTAGACTGGGCGATGTAATTACCCAGACAGACAACAATATAGACGTTACGGGCGTTTTTGCCGTAGGTGCGATTGGTAATGTAGACGTAGTAGAAAGCGTTACGATTGACCTAACTGGGGTTTATGCCGTAGCTAGACTTGGTAACGTAGAGGCTCAGGCGGGCGCTAATACGAATGTAACAGGTGTTAACGCAGTAGGTAGAGTTAACAGCGTAACCGTCCAAACTGACCAAAATATTAATGTAACAGGCGTTTATGCGGTTGGTAGACTAGGTAACGTAGATATTAGCGTTGGCGTAACAATTCTAGTAACAGGCGTTAACGCAGTAGGTAGAGTAAGCTCAGTATCAACAGAAAGTGCCTCAAACGTTAATTTGACTGGTATTAGGACAGTTGTTAAACTTAACGTAGTAAACGTATGGGGTGATGTCAATACCTTCCAGGACTCTGTTTGGGTAGAAATTGACCCAGAACAAACTTCAAATTGGGTTGATGTAAATACTGAGCAAGAGTCAAATTGGCAAGACGTAATAGCGGCGGCATAATTAAAGGAGCATTAAATGGCAAGTACATATTCACCATTAAAATTTGAACTGATAGGCACTGGCGAACAAGACGGTACCTGGGGCAATACCACTAATACCAACCTAGGCACCGCAGTTGAGCAGGCAATTACTGGTACTGGTGATATTACTTTTACTAGTTCTGACGTCACCCTTACCCTAGCCAATTCAAATGCTGCACAAGTTGCTCGCAATTTACGTCTAGTTCTTATAGGCACTTCGGGTGGCGCAAGGCAGTTAATTGTTCCTGCTATTGAAAAACAGTACATTATTAAAAATGAACTAGCAGATACGGTAACGGTTAAAAACGCCAGCGGTACAGGTATTGGAGTGCCATCTGGTAAGACTATGGTGGTGTTTAATGACGGAACAAACGTAGTTGATGTTACTACTTACGCTTCTAATTTAACCTTGGGCGGTGCTTTAACAGGTACAACAGCCACTTTCTCTGGCGCTATTTCTTCAGTTTCTCCAGCATTTACAGGAACTCCAACTGCACCGACAGCAGCTGCTGGAACGGATACTACTCAAATTGCAACAACGGCTTTTGTTTTAGCAAATGGTGCCCCAACTGGTAGTGTTCTAATGTGGACAACTAATTCGGCTCCTTCTGGCTGGTTATTATGTGACGGTACATCAGTATTAACTTCAGCTTATGCTGCGTTGTTTGCAATTATTGGTTATACCTTTGGTGGTAGCGGTGGCTCATTTACACTACCTGATTTCCGTAATCGCTTTCCAGTAGGTTCAGGTGATTCATATGCTCTTGCTGCAACTGGCGGTTCTGCTAATGCAATTGTAGTAACTCATACTCATAACCTGACAGATCCAGGACATAATCATAGCGTTGCTTTGGTAAATGCTGTTGACGTTGTAAGTGGTGGTCCAATTCCAATTGCGGTTGGTAAATACCCAGGATCACAAAATACTTCAACTGTTTCAACAGGTATTACGATTGACTCGGCTGGATCCAGCGGCACTAACGCAAACTTGCCTCCGTACTTAGGTATTCGTTTCATTATTAAAACGTAAGGGGTAAAAATGCCAATTACAGTAACTGGATCGCAAATAACATTTAGCGACCTGTCAGTACAGACTACGGCTTTGCCTGCTCCAGGCACTGCTGGGAACGTTGCTATTTCTAATGGAACCATTTGGACTTCTGGCGCTGCATCTTCATTTGATACTGGAACAAGGTCTATATTTGCTCAAAACACGGCCCCTACTGGATGGACTAAAGACACCAGCAATTACGATAACCATGCGCTTAGGGTAGTAACTGGAACTGCAAGTACTGGCGGTACAGTAGACTTTACAAGCGCTTTTGTAAGTCAAGCGGTTAACGGAACAATTAACACCTCATCATTAACAGCAGGTGCCACAACGCTTTCTACCGCCCAAATACCAAGCCATACGCACTCATATACTGATCCTAGATTAGGCGGTGGTCCAAACGGTGCTGGTGGCGGATCAAACAAATATGACTCTCCTGCAAATACAGGAACAACTGGCGCTACAGGTGGTGGGGGATCTCATAGTCACTCAATTTCTGGAAGTGCTACGTTTACTGGAACAGCAATTAACCTGGCTGTTAAGTACCTTGATGTTATTACTGCCACTAAAAACTAATCTAGGGGAATAACGTGGGTATTCTTATAGGTGATGATGATATAACATTTAATGATTCTTCTGTACAAACTACAGGGGTACCTAATCCTAGTACAGCCACACAAGTTTGTATTTCAAATGGGTCGGCTTGGATTTCTGCAGCGGCTCCTGGGTTTGCCGCTGGAACTCGTTGGTTTTTTGTACAAAATACTGCTCCGACTGGATGGACCAAAGACACTACAAACTATAACAATAACGCCCTTCGTGTAACGACTAGTACAGCTGGCACTGGGGGTACGGTAGATTTCAGTAGTGCTTTTGTAAGTCAGGCTGTTAATGGAACAATTAATACTTCAGGGTTAACTTTTAGTTCGTTTACTGTTACTACTTCCGAGATGCCAAGCCATACCCATGTTTATACCGATATGTCTCAAGGTGGAGGACCTACTAGCGCTGGCGGTGGATCAAATAGCTATAACACCGCATCGGGAGATACCGTGGCTGAAGGTGGAGGGACTTCACATACTCACTCCGCTGGGGGTAGTGCTAGCTTTACTGGTACTGCAATTAATTTAGCTGTTAAATACGTTGATGTAATTACGGCAACTAAAAACTGATGAAAATAGAACCTAAAGACAACTGCCCGTTAGATGGATTTAAGCCATGCCGCAAACTAGACTGCGCTTGGTTTATTAAAATACTAGGGAAGAACCCACAGACTGCTGCTGACATAGAGGAGTGGGGTTGTGCCATGGCATGGATGCCTATTCTAGCTATTGAAAACAGCCAACAACAACGGCAAACTGGAGCCGCAGTTGAATCGTTTAGAAACGAAATGGTTAAATCAAATGAGCAGTCACAGCAAATACTACTATCCGCAGCGGGAATTGTAGAAAGAAAACCAAAGTTACTTAGGAGCGAAGAATGAAATTGACGATCATCCCTATTGATGGGGCTGTGTATAAAGACAACGTAGCGTATAGCGGCTTAGATCTTTCCTCTTGCGGAATACCGTTGGACATTCATGCTTTGCAGTGGGTAGAAGCTGCTGGCTGGTTAGAGTTTAATGATGATAAGCCTAACGAAGATATTAGCTCCCTTCCTGAGTGGGCTGTTAATTGCGTTGCTGTATGGGGGCAAGCAGATAATGCTGCTAAAAACCCACCTCCACCACCTCCACCAACAGCAGACGAAAACGTACAAATTGCCTCTGGGCTTCTTTATGAGACAGATTGGACTACTATTCCTGATGTTTCTGACCCAACAAAAAGCAACCCGTACCTAACTAATTCAAGTGAGTTCTTAACTTACCGTAATCAAGTTCGTCAGTACATCATTACCCCTGTTGCAGGAACCATAAATTGGCCTGTAAAACCAACCGCTCAGTGGAGTTAAAAATGATTAAAGAGATCCAGGACTCGATGGAAAACGGCGAATTTAAACCACGCCATACCGTTGAAATCTATTGCCCTAATTGTGGGCGTGATGTAGACGAAACCGAATTAGCCATGAAAGTATGTGGTGACTGTGGGCATTCTTTAGCTGAGCCAGAACAGCACGTAGCTATCGTAGTAGCCAATATGTCATTTGGCGGTTCAACCCTATGAACCCTAACGGTATTTTTGCTACTAACAATACCAATCCAAATGGGATTGATGTAACGGGGGCTACGTTACAGGGTCAAGTTAGGTGCAGATATGCCGATTTAGTACACGTTTTTGGTAATCCAATCGATGACCCAGAGGTTTTTATTTGGCTTATTCGGTTTAATGACTTTACTGTAGCAAAAGTTTATGGTGTAAAAGAGACAGAGTTATCTGTTTATTGGAATGTTGATGGCTTTGACAATACTGCATTTATTAGAACATCAGGTGCAGCTGAGCGATCACTAAAAGAATCGTTTTAATTTGGAGGTTTTATGAGCGAACAAACATACATTGAATCAGCAAAAGAAGTTGCTGGTAAGGCAATTGGCAAACACGGGCTAATCTACATTACGATTATCGTAATTGTTGGTGTAGGGGCTTCAATTATCCTAGAAGAATCTAAGATGGCAGCCGTAATGGGCTTGCTAGGTGCTTCTTTGACCGCCTTAATTTCCATGCTTAACAATGTTGCTGGGGCTACTCCAAAGCAAGAAAAGCCTGAGTTTGAAATTATGAAGGAACTGATCCAGCGTTTAGATGGCATGGCAGACCGTGATCCAATGTCAGTTCAAGTTGAAGGCGACAAAGTAACAGTAAAAAAGGGCGATAACGAGACAACAGTAGGACGCTAACATGAATATGCAAGATTTATTGAAGGCGGTTATTCCAATCTTGGTCGCCTGTATAGCGTGGCTACTCGGTCAAGTTGGCTCGTTCCAAGAGCGTCTTACTAAGATTGAGGGTAAGATGCCAGCCCTAATTACTAATGAAGGCGTACCAACCGATAGCCCAATATCCGCAGAAAAAAGGGCAAGAATTAGAGAAGAAATTTACAAAGAAATTCACGATATGCACGTACGGGTAAAACTGCTTGAAGAACGAGAAAAGATAGGTAAAAAATAATGTTTCCACTAGGCGCACTACTTGATATTGGCGGCAAGATACTAGACAAGGTATTTCCAGATCCAGCACAGGCTGAACAGGCTAAGTTAAAACTGCTTGAGATGCAACAGAACGGTGAGTTGGCTAAGATTAATGCTGATGCTGCAGAGCAACACGAACTGACTGCAAGGCTTCAAGCCGACATGAGCAGTGATAGCTGGCTGTCTAAAAACATCCGCCCCATGACTTTAATCTTCATTCTTGGTGCTTACTTCTTATTTGCCATGATGAGCGCATTTGGTAATAACGCTAACGAGAAATATGTTGAGCTGCTTGGGCAGTGGGGCATGCTCATTATGAGCTTTTACTTTGGCGGTCGCACCCTTGAGAAGATTATGGATATGAAAGCAAAGGAAAAGAAAGATGCAACTAACTAAGCACTTTACTTTACAAGAAATGACTGCCAGCGAAACAGCGGCTCGCCACGGGTTTGACAATACCCCTAATGCCACAGAGTTGGCTAACCTTGTGCGCACTGCTGAACTGCTTGAAGAAGTAAAAGCCGTATTAGATATGAAGCCGATTATGGTCAACTCCGCATTTCGTTCTAAGCAAGTCAACGATGCGGTTGGGTCTAAAGATACTAGTCAACACCGTATAGGATGTGCAGCCGATATTAGAGTTCCTGGTATGAACCCAGATCAAGTATGCCGAGCAATTATTGCTTCAGGTATACAGTTTGACCAGATCATTCGTGAGTTTTGGTCTGCAGATTCAGGCGGTGGTTGGACACATATATCAGTACCTAACACAAAGGAGATGACACCACGTCGTCAAACGCTTATTATTGATAAAGCTGGAACTAGACCACTTGTTTAGGGTAAACCCGTATGACATCGCTTAAAGATTTTATTGTTGTACACGAAAACATAGTGCCACTGTCACTATGCGATGACATATTGGCTGAATATGCAGACTCAGATGACTGGCAAGAAACAAGAACTGAGAACAACGTAGTAAACAAAAACATCAGAAACTGCGCTGGTATTGGTATGTCTTTAGTTGACGTTATCAACAAAAATGAACTTAATAGAAGAAAACTAGATAATGAAGTTTTCCAATGCGCTACCAATGCTTTACAGAAATATAGGCAAGCTAATACAAATTGTTTAGTAAAACAAGACACTGGATATAACCTATTACGCTATCAAGAAGGACAGTTTTATACATCCCACACAGACTCTTTTGCAGGGGATCCCAGAGAAGTATCCTGTTCTTTTGTTCTAAACGATAATTTTGATGGTGGGGAGTTTGCTTTTTTTGAGCAAGAATTAAAATACAAAATACCAAAAGGGTCTGCTCTTATGTTCCCATCTAACTTTATGTACCCACATGAGGTTATGAAGGTTACTAGCGGCATTCGTTACTCAATAGTTACTTGGTTTAAATAATATGCCGCTACAAAGAGTTCAATTTAAAGCTGGAGTTAATCGGGATCAAACTAACTACTCTAATGAAGGTGGGTGGTTTGAGTGTGACAAAATTCGCTTTCGTTCTGGATACCCGCAGAAGATAGGCGGTTGGTTTCGCTACGGTATATTTGTTTTACTGGGCGCTTGCCGATCCATGTTTAACTGGGTCACTAGCTATGGCGATAACATCATGGCATACGGCACCAATAAAAAAATATACCTTGAGGTAGGTAGGCTTTTATTTGACATTACACCGCTAAGAGCCGAAGACAGCACTTACACCAGCCCAGAAACAGATGACTGCTTTACCGTAACGTATGGTTCTAGGGTGGTTTTAGTGACTATTCCATTGCATTTAGCCAGCACAGGAGACTTTGTTACATTTAGCGGAGCAGTTGGGTCTCCAACTCCAGGGGCACTTGGCGGTATTCCGATTGGGGAAATTAATGCAAATCACGAAGTTACTGTTATAGATGCTAATAACTTTACGATTACTGTACAAACCGCTGCTATTTTTGGTGCGGCTTGGAATATTGGCACATGGAATACAGGCGCCTGGGGTGTAGGCGGATCTCCAAATACTTTAATTGGGGGCGGCGATGCTATTACCGCTGAATTTGAAATTGCCGTTGGAAACCCAATTACCGTTTATGGTTATGGTTGGAGCGTTGGTCCTTGGAGTTCTGGTGCTTGGGGGCAAAGTTCTGGAGAGCCAGTCAACATTAAACAGCGCAATTGGTTTTTCCAAAACTTTGATAATGACCTTGTAGCTAATATCCGCAACGGTCCTATATATTATTGGGCACGTGGGGGAGACGTTAACCCAAATTCCGCTTTAAATACACGGGCGATTTTATTGTCTGACGTAGCAGGCGCTACAGATGTGCCACTGCAAGCCACTCAGATTATTGTTTCCCAGAACGACAAGCACTTAATTTGTCTTGGTTCAACTGTCTATGGCGGCACCGATTTTGATCCTTTATTAATACGCTGGGCAACTCAAGATGATCCTACAAACTGGACACCTGAAGTAACCAATAGTGCTGGGTTTATCAGGGTATCTCGTGGCTCTGAGATTGTATGTGGTGTTGCAACCCGTCAAGAGATTCTGGTATTTACCCAAGCTACCATAAATTCCTTGCAGTTTTTAGGAACTACCGATGTGTTTGGCTTACAGGAAATGGCAGATAACATTTCTATTATTAGCCCACAGGCGCTTCAAGTTGTTAATAATACGGTGTACTGGATGGGTAAAGACAAGTTTTATGCGTATGCAGGTCGTGTTGATACCTTGCCGTCTACTCTCCGTAACCACGTTTTTAATAACATTAACTACAATCAAGTAGATCAAATTATTTCTGGTACCAATGAAGCCTGGAATGAGATTTGGTGGATGTACCCCACTGCTGATTCTAACTTTAACAATGCTTACGTTATCTACAATTTTGTAGAACAGGCTTGGTACTACGGCACTATTAGTCGTACCGCATGGCTAGATACTCCGTTACGGGCGTATGGGCAAGCGGTTGAAACGGATCCTACCAACTGGACTGGAATTGTCTATAACCAAGAGCAAGGCACAAATGACGGTGTATTGCCGATGGAATCTTATATTACTTCGTCCGACTTTGATATTGGCGACGGAAACCAATTTACGTTAATGAACCGTATTATTCCTGACGTTAATTTTGACGGCTCTACTGCAGCAGCTCCAGAAGTTACTATGACAATTAAACCTCGTAACTTCCCAGGATCGGCGTACATAACCAATATGGGTGTTGAAAGCCAGCGGGTTATCAGCACTGTAGTAAACCAGTACACCCCACAGATATTTATCCGTGCCCGTGCCCGTCAGTTAGGGTTTGAGATCCGCTCGACTGACTTAAATGTCCAGTGGCAGTTAGGTGCCCCACGTATTGATGGTAGACCAGACGGAAAACGCTAATGGCTAGATATAACGTCCGTGCCCCTTCGTTACCGCTTCAGCCAACTGAGTACTCTAAGAACCAGCAGGATCAGTTTCAAAACGCCCTGCGTCTGTACTTTAATCGTTTAGATGACTATTTAGTTAATCTATCTGGTAATCAAGGTGCGTCTTCACTAAGTTTTCCATTTATTGCTGCTTCAGATAGCACCGATCAGCTTGCTACTGCTTCAGATACCCCAACGGTAGTTGCATGGAATACGCTGGAAGGTGGTAACGGTTTTACTTTAAATGCTCCTGGATCAGCTACGGCACTCATTTCTGGGATATACAAGATTACCTACAGCCTACAGTTTGTTAATACGGACAACGCTGCCCATGATGCGGCGGTATGGCTTAAGGTTAATAATACGGATGTACCCCGTTCTACTACTGTGTTTTCTATACCAGCCCGTAAGAGCGCTGGGGTATTTAGCTTTGTCTGCGCTTATTCAGAGGTGGTATTTACGTTAAACGCAGGTGACGAACTGGAGCTGTACTGGGCAACTAATCAAGCCTACGATACTTCTCCCGCAACAGCTGGGGTTTACATGGAAGCATTAGCAGCGCAAGCTAGCCCGTATATCAGACCTGCGACTCCATCTGCTCTTGGCTCAATAACGTTTGTATCGGCATTGTAATAATGATAAAGTACTACTTAATTTAGACGAGGTGTGATATGGCTGCAGGTGGTGTAGGCGAGGCAATGTTAATCGGAGCAGCAGTAGGTGCTACTGCTGGCGGGGCTGGTGCGGCTATACAAGGCGGAGACCCACTTCAAGGTGCTTTAGTAGGTGGTGCTATGGGTGCCGTAGGCGGTGGTATAGGCGGGGCTTTACCTGCTGGGGCTACTACGGGTGCCACTACTGGGGCTACTACGGGCGCCGCTACTGGTGCTACTACTGGCGCTACTACTGGGGCTACTACGGGTGCCGCTACTGGGGCTACTACGGGGGCTACTACTGGGGCTACTGGGTCTACTATTGGCACGGCTTCTAACGTAGGTAGCAGTATTAGCGGGGTTGGTTCTAATACTGGCACATTAGGTAGTGCTGGTTTCGTGCCTTCTAGCACAGGATTAATGGCGCTACCAGGGGAAGCTGGTATTGCTGCGTTACCTTCTGTGGCTGCCCCTACAACTATGGCACCTTTCGTGCCTTCTAGTACTGGCCTTGCCGTGCTACCAGGAGAAGCAGGAACTGTTGCTAGTATGGGTGGTTCTGCTGGCACTACTGCCCCCGTTACTAACGTTTTTGGGCAAACTGCTGGTACTCCTGGGTATTTATCTAATACTCAACTTGGCGCAACCGCTGGTACTAGCGCTTTAGCAGGTGCTATGGGTGCGGAACGTGCGCAGATGGGTGTACCCCCAGATGAAGAATACGACGGTCCTTTGAGCAAGCTCAAATATGACCCAAATCGGTTTACGGCATCTGCTCCTCAATACGCCCCCACAAGCGTTTACCGTCCTACCTATGCTGCTGAAGGTGGCATTATGAAGTTAGCCGATGGGGGCATGGTTGCTCCAGGTAATTATGGCTACCCCATGAACAAAAATCCTGACACGATGCCTAATTTAGAAACAAGGTATGGGATGGCTGAAGGTGGTATTGCTCGTTACGCCCCTGGCGGTATGATTGACCCGTCTATGGGTATTGCTGCACCGCAACAAAGTAATCAATTTAGCCAACCATCTACGGGATCGCCAGGTATTGATGCCCTTATGGGTAACAAAAAGAAACGACTTACGCAAGAGGAACTTGATTCATCTAAGTTGCAAGGATTAACCCCCGCTGCTTACGCTTCTATTTATGGTGAGGGTATAAAAGCTGAACAACAAATGGCTAGCGGTGGTATTTCTAGCCTAGGTAGCTATTCTGATGGTGGTCGTATGTTAAAAGGTCCTGGCGATGGCATGTCCGACAATATCCCAGCTACGATTGCTGGTAAGCAACCTGCCCGTTTGGCTGATGGCGAGTTTGTTATTCCTGCTGATGTGGTTTCTCACCTTGGTAATGGTTCTACTGATGCAGGGGCAAAACAGCTCTATGCCATGATGAACCGAGTACGCAAAGCCCGTACTGGCAATCCAAAGCAGGGTAAACAAATTAAACCCGCTAAATACATGACTGCTTAATGTCCATAACGGTTCATCCAGTAGGTACGCAATATGTCCATAAAACATGGCCTTTGGTGGAAGAACTGTTTGCAAAAGCTAATAAACATGATCCTGGTGACTATACAGTAGATCAGATTAGAGGTTTACTGGCTAGCGGTTCGTGGGTATTATTAGTAGCTATAGACGAAGAAAAGAATATTCACGGTGCGGCATCGATAAGTTTTTATAATATGCCTAACTATCGGGTTGGGTTTATTACTGCAATGGCTGGTAAAGCGATTGTGAATGAAGATGTTTACGGACAGGTTTGTAGCTTTGCAAAGGCGAACGGGGCTACACGAGTTCAATGCGCTGCTAGAGAATCTGCCGCACGGCTGTACAAGCAGGTTGGTATGGAAGAACGCCACATTATTATGGAAACGAAGCTATGAGCTTTTTAAAATCTAAACACAGCGGTTGGACTTGGGATATGAAACGCACCCCTTTTATGGGTGGTGGAGGTTCAGGTGGTGGTGGTCAACCTACTCAAACTACGGTTCAAAATACCAATATTCCTGAGTATGCTCGTCCTTATGTAGAGACGATGCTTGGTACTGCGCAGCAACAGATTTATAACTACAGCCCAGACGGTACAGTATCTGGGTTTAAACCTTATGTCCCATATGGCGCTACGGTAGATGCCGCAGGCAATATCACCAACACAGCACAAGAACAAGCCAATGCAGCGGTAGCCCCATTTAGTCCATTACAGCAACAGGCTATTAAAAACGCTGGTACTGTTGGTATGCCTGGGCAGTTTAATTTAGGTACTGGGTACCAAGCCTTTGGTGGTGCAGGCGCTTTAAATGCTGGTCAGAATTACATGAACATGGCAACAAACCCATATGCGCAACAAGCGTTTATGTCACCTTATATGCAGAACGCAGTAGACGTACAAAAAAATGAAGCGTTCCGTGATGCTCAGATCCGTAATCTCGGTGCCAATTTGGGTTCGGCTCGGCAAGGTACCTATGGTGGCGCTCGTCAGGCATTAGCAGAACAAGAAAGAAACCGTGGGTTACAGACTCAATTAGGTAACATTCAAGCACAAGGCACACAAAAAGCCTTTGAAACCGCACAACAAGCCCAGCAGTTTGGTGCTAACTTAGGTTTACAGGGTTACGGGCAAGCCGTTGGTGCAGGTACTGCATTAGGTCAGATGGGTGGTCAACAACTTGCAGCGCAGCAAGGCATTATTAATTTACAGTCCCAGGCAGGCGCACAGCAACAACAGCTTGAGCAACAAAAGATCAATCAGGCTATTCAGAACTACGCTATGCAACAGCAGTATCCACAACAGCAGTTGGCATTCATGTCTGGCTTAACTCGTGGTTTGCCGATGCAAACAGGTACTACACAGTCTTATCAAGCTGCTCCTTCGGCGATTTCACAAATTAGTGGTCTTGGTTTAACTGGCGCTGCAGCATATGGCTTAATGAAAAAAGAAGGCGGCATCATTGAGTCTTACGCCAAAGGTGGTGAAGTTGAAGACGATGGAATAGCACGTTTTAGTCCTGGCGGCGATATTAATCGTAAGGTGTTGTTAAGCCCTGAGAAGTACTCTGCACAGACTATTGACCGTAGCACTAAGAACGGAGTCGTTGACGACATCGTAGGTCTGGCTGCACTACAACAGAAGAATGAAGAAGCTAAAGAGCGTCAAGCTCAGATGGCGATGGCACAGGGTAAACCTCCTACCGTTAAGGACCAGATCATAGCCGAAGCCCAGCAGCTTCAAGGTATTGATAACGCACCAAGTAATTTACCTACCGAATACGCTGGTGGTGGCATCGTTGCGTTTAGTGGTGAAGAAGGTAGCCAAGTTCGGGATAGATCTGCATTTAGAGAAGATTTAAGCCGTTTCGGGGAATACGCAATACCAAATTTAGGTATTACTAAAAAATTAAAAGAGTTAGGTAGTTACTTTACTACTCCACGCCAAACCGCTAGAGATGCTGATGCACAGCCTGGTGGGTTTTATGGAAGTGGCTCAAATGTACCCCCAGCACCTGTGGCTGCCCCACAAGATACCTTAAAAGTTGAACGTGGCGCCCCCGCTAAAAACACTAGTGCTCCCCCTGCCGCCGCTCCTGCACTAGATACTTCCTCTGCTAAAGATGCTGGTGGCATTGACGAACTTATTAAACAAGCAATGGGTGATATTAAAGGTCTTTCTAAAGACAATGCCGAAGCCCGTAAACAAGCTAAATTAATGGGTATGTTACAAGCAGGTCTCGGTATTATGGGTGGTACTTCCCCATACGCTGCAGTTAACTTTAAAGGTGCGTTGCCTGGTATTCAGTCCTACCAAGAAGAAATGCGTGGCATTCGTAGTGACGAAGCTAAACAAATTGGTCAGCTTGTTGCGCTCAACCTTAAAGGTGCGGAACTTAAACAAGAACTTAAGAAGTTGGGTATTAGTGAAGCACATTACCGTGCTCAGGCACCGTTGTATGCGGCTCAAGCCAGATATTACGATCAACGTGGCGCTGGTATAGGTGGTGGCGGTGGAGCTATTAGTAGCCCTACTGCGCTTAAGATGCGGCAAGATTACAGAGGGTACCTTGCTAACCCAACTAGCTCTCCCGTATTTAAATCTTTAGATAAACAAACGCAAAAGTTTTTAACTAAAGCCGATCCTAGCACTGCGTCTTATCAAGAGGCTTACAAAGTGTTTAAAAACAAACTAGATGCTGAATTTATGGGTGACGTACAATTTTTGAGGGCTGTCGGCAATAAACGCTCTGATCTCTCAAGTCTAGAATAAAAGGACAGGTATGGCACGGGTTAATATTCCAGGAGTAGGTCCTGTAGAGTTTGCTGATTCATTGTCTGATGCTGAAATTTTAACTAGAGCACGGGCTATTCAAGCAGAAGCCGCAGGACCAAAATATGACGCTAGAGATTTACCTGCTTCTGAGTTAATCAAAGGTGGTTTTTCCCGTGGTATAGAAGGCATTAAAGGTACAGCTTTTGACTTACTACCAGCTTTGGCTGGTTCTATGTTTGGTCAGAAAGATTACGCTAGAGAACAGTTAGCCGAATACAGAGACCGTATGGCTGCTGAAGAAGCAATCAATCCTACGGCGTACAGAGGTACTAAAGATATACAAAGCCTTGGGGATTTTGGTGGGTTTGTTGCCGAAACCGTTGGTGAAGTTGCACCTGACATTGCCTCGTTTTTATTGGGCGCTGGAGCTGGTACCGTTGCAGGTAAAGCAATCGCCAAAAGAAGTGCGACCGCAGCATTAAAAGAAAAACTACCTGAGCATGTAGCCAAAAGACAGTTAGCTGAAGATGTAGCTAGCAAATTAGAACAACGTGTTTTGGACAGTGCTAGAGCAAAAGGTGCCAGTATTGGTAGTACAGTTGGTTTGTTTGGCACGTCCATGGGTCAGAGTGTTCCTGAAACCCTTAACAGTATTTATGAAGAAACAGGTAATCTAGCCCCTGGATTGGCGATTACGTTTGGTTCGCTTAAAGGCGCATTAGATACCTATTTACCTAGCAAGATCTTAAAACAACTTGGACCAGCAGGTAAGGACCGTGTTGCTGCGGCAATGCTAGAGAAGTCTGCGGTTGTTCCAGTTAACTTTAAACGTGCCTTCCTTACCGAAATTGCTAAAACTACTGGCGGCGAAGCAGTAACTGAAGCCACACAGCAAGCGATTGACATAGTTGCAGCACAGGTAGCTGGCGGTACGGATCCGTTCTTCTCGCCAAAAAACATTGATAACATCTTGTTTGCAGGTCTTAAAGGCGCAGTAGGTGGTGGTACATTTGGTACTCCTGGCGCAGCGTTTGAAGCTAGCCGTATAAAAGAAGCTACCGCCCAAGAAGCTGCACGACGCCAAATGATTCAGCAACAAGAAGCTGAGAAGCAACGTCAAGAACAACAACAAAAAGCCCAAGAAGAACTTGCTCGTCAGCAGACAGCTACTGGCGACCTATTCGGTCAAGAAGTACCCCAAGGTCCTGGCATTCCATCTAGAACTTTAGCTGAGAAAGAATTAGCTGCAAGTCCTATGGAACAGAAAGTACAAGAGTTGTTCCAAGAGTATCTAAATACAACTTCTCCAGTTGCAAAAGCAGCTATTGAAAAAGAGATTAAGCGTTTAGATGCCGAAGGTAAGTTAGCTAAAACATCTTATGAAAGACAAGGGCTTTTGGACTTACTTGGACCTTTGCTTGGATATACCCCAGGTGTATCTTCCGCTAGAACCCAATCTATTGACACCGCACCAATTACAGTAGACCAGCAGGGTGTTGCTAGAACTCCTGAGCAAGCCGAAGCACAACGTATTACTCCGCAAGATGTTAAAAGATACCAAGGAGACTTGTTCGAAAGAGAACTAGGCTTTGCACAATCCCAAGCACGGGCACAAGGGTTACAGCCAAGCGTAGACCAAGCATTAGCTGGTCCGCCCCAAGCGCCAGCTGAGTTTAAAACGGTGCTTGATGCAGCTTCTTTACAGGGAACTGGTCTCAGACCGCAATCTGGTTTCTTTAAAAAACTTCTTAACAAAGACATGGCTAACCCCGCTGACCAGGCAGCCGTGCGAGATATACTTGTACAAGTTAGACAGAATCCAAACATTGCCGATTCGACTAAACAAGCTATTGAGTCTTTGGCTACACAAGCCTTTAGCGCATTAGCCAAGCAAACTAGTGTTGTTGGTCCTCAAGGCGGAATAAGGAGAGACGTAAATTATGGAAGAGTTCAACCTAGACCATCTGTCCCTGAAGCAGATCGAGAGAGCGTTCAAGTACCTAGCGAATCAGTACGAGAGGAACCCACCGCAGGAGTTGGAGAACCTGAATCTGAAGGAGTGGCAGCAGTTGGAGTGCCTCCTAGTGAGCTTAGAGACAGAGAAACAGTTCAGTCAGGTGCACTAGAACCAACGGCGGAAGAAGATTTTAATACTTTAAAGAAGCTAACGAAGCGCCGTAACGACGCTGAAAGAGTAGCTAGAAGAGCTGAAACTGGTGAGGAAACTAGAAAAGCCAAAGAAAAACTGCAAAAAATCGACGACGAAATTGATGCTTTTAATGCTGAAAGCAAGTCAAGAAGGGATAGACGAATTGCGGAGCTTACAAAAGATAACCTTAGCCAAGAGGAACAAGATGCAATTCAAGCTGAACTTGCTGCGGAAATGGAAGGAGACGTTATTACTGAGGAAGGCGCTCCTGCTGGAACTATGGAAGGAGCTGGTAAAGTGGCTCCTGTGGCACGGGCTAAGCCTGCTGCTAAAGCTGCCGCTACCGAAGAAGTGGCATCAAAAGATGTTCCTGAAGCTGCTAAAGATATATTAAAACGTACCGAACAAGAACAAGCTGCTCGTGAAAAGGCGGCTAAGATTGGTAACGAAGAGTTCCCTGTACAAGAAGCTAGTGCACCGTTTAATGTAAGTAAGGGGTACATGGGCTTTGCTAAAGAAGATATTGCCGATATTGACGATAGCATTTCAATAACAAATTTGTTACGTGGTAAAGGTTCAATTACTCCTATCGCAGCTGCAGCTAGAATCTATTTTGGCAAAATGCCACGCATAGTAGATAACCTAGTCAACATTGCTTTTGACGTAGCATTTAATACCCCTGCTTATCGCATGAGCCCTATTGACCCTGACAGTACTGCAGAGGCTCGTTTCTTCCGTGGTATGGGTGGTAAGAACGCTCGTCTTGCGGCTGACTGGGTAGAAAAGAACTTAAGCAAAGGTACAGATAGAAGATTCCGTGAATTTGTGCGTGGCTTTGAACGTGCACGGGACAGCGTATCTGATGCCGAGTTGATGAAGTTAATCATGGCTGGAGTTACAGGCACTAAAGAAAAAGCCGTAGATGAAACCATAGCCGACTACATTCGTGCCCAAGAACAAGATGCAGCTGCTGCTAAGAACCGTGCCCAACGCCGTAAGGCTACTGGTAAAACCATGGGTGCTGACCTAGACGCAGAGATCCTAGAAGCCCAAAAGAGCCGTAAAAAGCGTAAGTTAGAAGCCGATGCAGTAGTAACTATGTCTTATCCTTTGCACCCAGCTATCATTTCTGCGGTGCAGAACGGTGACTTACAAAGTGCATTGCGCTTATTAGCTTCTAGCGATAATCCATTCATTGCAAGAATGGCTAGCCGTTTGGCTGGTTTAAATTTAGGCGCAAAGATTGTTGTACAAGACAACCTAACTGATGATTTCGGTAAGCCTGTGCCTGGGTACTTTAACCCTGAGAACAACACTATCTATGTTGATTCTGTAACAGGCATGACTCCTCATGTACTTTTACATGAGCCTGGACACGCAGCAACATCTCAAGCGTTAGATGACCCTAACAACCCATTGACCAGGCAGTTACAGCAAATCTTTGATGATGTTAAGGGTGATTTAGATACTGCTTATGGCGCAAAAGACGTACATGAGTTTGCCGCTGAGATTCAGTCGAACTCAGAGTTTGTAGGTAAGTTAAAGACTATCTATCCTAAAGGTGGGCAGATTAGTGCTTGGGATAAAGTCACTCGTGCTTTTACTAACTTCTTCCGTCGTTTAGTAGGCATGGAGTCTAAGCCTTTGTCTTCTGCTTTTGATGAAGCAGACCGTATTATTGGAGCTATGCTATCCCCATCTCCTGCCTCTAGAAATGCAGGTAAGTTGTATGTTAGAACCGTAGCGGACAACCAGGCTATTTGGAATAACGTAGGTAAAGTTGTTAATGTAATGCCTGTGTTTAACGAGAATCAAAAAGATGCTCTTTACAACGGTATTGATCGTTCGGCTGATTGGGCGAAATCGGCAACCTTATCTGTATTACCAATGCACGCTCTTGGAGAAGTAGCTGATCCAGTATTCCCTTTAAAAGACCAGGATACCCCTGGACTAGGTTCTAAGTTTAATAAGTTAATTAACCAACGTAGCGGTTATCAAGATATGCTAACTCGTGGCACAGATGCTGCTATGAAAGAGGCTAAGGACGCTATCGCAGCTAAACCAGAACAAAGAGATGCGTTTAACAGCATTGTTAATGATAGTACTGTTAATGAAGTAGACCCGACTAAACCTCAGTCTGCCTATGCTGATAAGTTTGACAAGAGTGGTAACTCATTAGAAGCTACTTGGAAAGATTTAAATACCCGTTATAAAAAGCTCGATACAGTTTGGCAGAACTTGTACGTCACTATGCGTGGTGCCTACAAGCAAATGTACGAAGAAATTAAGAACGCTATCAATGAGCGTATTGATGCTACTAGTCTAGATTCAGTTACTAAGAACAAAGTTAAAACTGACATCATGAAAAAACTTGCTGAGCAAGGCATGATTGATCCGTATTTTGCTTTAGGTCGTGAAGGCGATAAGTGGTTAGCCTTTAACTACAAAGATCGTAATGGTCAGATGCAACGGGCTAACGAAGCATTTACTAGCGTACGAGCACGGGATAGACGTATTCAAGATTTGGCTGCTATGGGTGTTACTGAGGTTGAGCCATATGCAAGTATTGCCGAAATCAACTATCGTAATGCACCGTCAGGCTCATTTGTTAATAGCGTTTTAAATATCATGGAGACTAACAATGTCCCTGATACAGCTGTTGATGAGATGATGCGGTTGTTCTTAACAACTTTACCTGAGACTGCCTTTGCCCAGTCGTTCCAGAAACGTGGTAACAAAGCTGGTTACATGGAAGACACGATTGGTGTGTTTGAACGCAAGATGCGTAGCACTGCCCATCAAGTAGCTAATATGGCTTACAACCCTAAGTTGTCGGGTGTTATTGAAGACATGGAGCGCTTTACTACCGAACTCGGTGCTGGTAAAAAAGAAGTTAAGGATGCACAGGGTAACGTAATAGAGCCAAAAGTAGCTAGCCAAGATAACACTTTACAAGCTAAGTATTTAGAAGAATTTAAAAAGCACCTTGGCTACGTGTTAAATCCTACTAGAAATGACATCGGCAGTATCCTTACTTCTGCTGCGTTTACCTACACTCTCGGCTTTAACGTGTCTTCCATGGTAGTTAACAGCGCCAACATCCCTATGATTGTTGCCCCATATTTAAAGGCGCACTATCCTGAAGGTCAGGTTGCTAGAGCTATTGGCGATGCGTCTAAGGTTTTTATCGGTAGCGGTACAAATACTGAGATGGAAATTATTGGTGGTAATGGCAAAAGAACCAAGATGCGGGTTATGCCTTCCCTTACTAACTATGCACCTGACTCAGAAATGGCTAAGAAGTACGCTACATTGATTCGTATTGGTAACGAACAGGGGCAGTTCAATCGTTCCCAGCTTTATGAAATCATCAACGGCGATACTAAAACAGGCTTCCTAGCTAAGTTTAATGCTATGTCGGGTTGGATGATGCACCACGGTGAACGTATGAACCGTGAAGTTACTATGGTAGCTGCGTATAACCTAGAGATGAACAAGCTAGCTAAAGACGTTAAAGCTGGAAAAATGTCTCAACTAGAGGCTGAAACTAAGGCGGCTAACAAGGCTATCTACACTACTGAGTTAACCAACGGTGGTATCTCCGCAGCTTCGGCCCCACGTATTGCTCAAAGCTCACTGGGTAAGATCTTGTTTATGTACAAGCGGTATGGTATTTCGATGTACTACATGCTGTTTAAAGCTGCTAAAGAAGCACTCAAAGGCGAAACTCCTGAGATTAAAAAGGCAGCTTGGAGGCAAATCGGCGGTATCGTAGGCATGTCTGCTTTGATGGCTGGTGCACAGGGTATCCCAATGTTCGGTGCATTGTCTATGCTTTATAGCTTGTTTTGTGACGAGGATGACGAAGACTTAGATACAGTTACTCAAAAAGCTCTTGGCGACTTCTTGTATAAAGGTCCACTTGAGTACATGACAAACCTAGGTATTGCTGGTCGTATCACTTTAAACGATTTGATTGTTCGTGATGCTCCTAAAGGTAGCGCAACTACTTTCACACAGCAGTTGTTACAGGCTGTTGGTGGTCCAGTTATAGGTGTGTCTGATCGTATCCAGCGTGGTTATAGCAAGATAGGTGAGGGTAACGTCTACCGTGGTTTAGAAGAACTCCTACCCACAGCTATTTCCAACGGATTAAAGAGCTTTAGATACGTTTCAGAAGGCACTACAACGCTTCGTGGGGACCCAATTACAGGGGATGTTAACTTGTACAACGGAGTTGCCCAGCTCCTTGGTTTTGCACCTGCCGACTACCAGAATCAGTTAGAGATCAACTCTCGTGAAAAAGGTATTGATACGTTCTTAACTAAGAAAATTGGTAAGTTAAAACAGAAATACTATATTGCTAAGCGTGAAGGTGACTTTGCTGGCATGGAGAGCTTTAAGGAGGATTTACTTGATCTTGGCGAAAAACACCCAGAGTTAGGTATTAACGGCGGCACAATTACAGACATCTTAAGTAACTCTTTGAGAGCCCAAGAACGTGCTACTAGAGAGATGGTTAACGGTGTGCGGTACAGCAAGAAGCGTCTTGAGACTATCAAGGCTAGCCAAGCCGAATACGAAGACTAGGAAAAAAATCCCCACGGTTAGGTGGGGATTCAAGGGGTGTTCCTCACGTTAAGAGAACTAGCAACAGGAGAATGTTGCCTAGAAAGTATATTACAGAATCCGCCAAAAACGCATACCTAATTTTCCAGACTCGATTCGGTCAAATCCTTTTAGTTGTATTTGCTTACGTTTTGCAATCGTTTGCATCTGTTTCTTTAACATTGATAAGTTAACGGCAGGTATAAAAACTGAAGTGCCTACCTCAAAAGCACCCCAGTTAATGTCAATAACCACACCATCAGGACAGACTTGTCCTTCCCTCATCACCTTCAAGGGCGGCTTTATGTTGTGCTGCGGATGCAATTTCTTCTTCTCTGTCATCGTCTAGGAACCCTTCACAGTTAACCCATAGTACATCTGAGGAGGGCAGACTCATGCGAGTACCCTTACCCATACGCTTCTTGTCAATCTTGGCTTTGGTTCTGCCACGTTTCAAAGAATCAACAAACCCCTCGTAGTTGATTTGTTGCTTGGTACACCATTCTTTTAAAGGCTTCATATATAAAAACAACATCTTTACGTCATATTCGTACCGTGCAACCAAAGCAATTCGTGGTGTCGCATCGGGAACAATCAAGTGGTCTAGGTCGTTCTTACCAACATGACGTGCATCTTCTGTACTCTTAATACGTAGTACGTTGTTATAGTTCTCAGCAAGATAGTTAGTTAGGGTAGTTTCGGCATCAACATCCATAGACTTAAACTGATCTTGTAAAGTAAGCACTGCTTGTTTGAGCCATTGGACTACGGGTTTAATATCGTAATCTACCAAGCCAGCCTTCTTAGCCATCATCAAACCCATGATGCCGTTAGTTGCCAACACAGAATGAAAACGGTCTGCTGGTGCAAAGTTACATGCTTTATCCAGTTTTTGTTGAGTTACCTTGTACAAAGTCTTTATCCCAACAATATCGGACATAATCATTTGTAGGTACGGTATACACGCATGCCCGTAGTTATTAGCTAATTGTTCGCTCAGTAAGTCTGTTTCTTCTTTTTCTAAACCAGGTACGGGTCGTGCACGTACTTCAAGAAGTCTCATAGCTTCGCCTTTTGGGAGTGCTTTGTAGACTGCAATCTTTTCCATCATTGAGGCATTACCTGTGGTTACGGCATTTTGTTTCCATGGCTCGCCACGGGTACGCTCAAGGTTAGAACTGCCTGACATACGGTTTCTTTGTGAACCTGAGGTGTATTGGTATAAGAAGTCGCTCAAGTCCTTAGCCGTTGAGTTTGTTACCTCATCCCTAAACAAGCACAGATTCTTTTGAATCTCGGCACGGTTCATAGTACTAGCCATCGTATCCGACTCTTTTACTACTAGGCGGTTTGGGTTGCCCCATATACTAGCCCCCGCAATCATAGATGTCGTTTTACCAATACCTGACTCAGGGCTAAAGATGTGCAGAACAGACCCGTTAATCGTAGTGAAGTCTGAAAATATAGAACCAAAACCCAAGCCGATAGCAAACTGATGAAGCTCCATGCCAGGTCGATTGTAAAAATTCATAGCCTTTTTCCATACTTCCATTGAACCTTTTGGTTTAAAGGCTTCAAACATCTGTACGGTGGCAGAAGAAGGCGGGTTATGGTCGACTCGATCAGCACGGATTTCTTTATCGCCTAATACAAAGGCTTCGTGTTTATCGTCAGTCCAGCCGAATTGCCTACGAGCAGTGTCCGCTTTGGCATTATGTTGCATGTGGTTTACCCAAGTTGTTACGTACGACATAATCTCGTCTGTCTTTACTACCGCTACGCCATGTGATGACATGTATTTGCGTATCTCGTCCTTCGATGTAACCGCAGATAGCGGAATCGTGAACTCTTTAACACCGTCTTTTGGTAGGTGTAATCGAACGACTACGGCTTCTCCGACATCGGAGTCCAGTAAACGACGTGTTACATACAGGTCGTTGTGGTAAATCATTACTTCAATCTCGTCTTCTTCTTTGATGATGCGCTTAAAGATGCCACCATTCTTGCCACGGAAGTACGGCTCGGGGTATTTCGGTATAACGTATGTCTGTGTGTGCCCTTGGTCTACGTCTGCTGGGCTATCTTCTACTATATTGTCTTCGTCAGTTGCTTCTTGTACTTCACGACCCAGCACGATAGGGGACTTTAGAACACCTTTATTAGGACATCCATCGCACCCACCTGGGTTAAATTCTTCAAACTTCAAGCATGTATAAGGACCACCTTTGATGTTGCGTACCTTTTTATCGGCAAACATCGGGCTATATTCGGGGTGATGCTCAGATATTTTCTCAATCGCTTTGTCCGCATCTATACAAAATTTGGCAATAGATAAGCCTGCTCTCCACATCGGTTCAGACATGGTTGCTTGGTTCTCATAAATATACTTCAACTGCTGGCAACCGTCACCCTCTTTAGTTTTCATCATGATGGTTCTAAAGCGGTTCGTGTAGTTACCTAAAATAGCTTTGGTAACTTCATCCATTTCTCCTCGTGGGACATAGGATGGTTTAACCAATATAGGTTCACCAATAACATCTTGTAGTGTATCTAGTTCGTATGAGCTACATGAGCTACCGATTAACGTTACCTCTTTAGCTACATCATCTTTAAAGTTTAAAGTTCCTGGAACTCGTAGGATTCGTACCGAATCTGCAGTAACAACTGGGTCAGCAAACAGGTCATTATCGTCACACATTTTCTTTAGCTTCTCAGCCAAAGGCAACCATGTTTCACGTGAAACAGGTTCGGTCAAAGGCCAATATGCGTGTATACCCCCACCAGAATTTACTAGTGTTGGTCTTGGCATCTTGGTTTCTTTACAGAAAGCCTTAAGCCCTATAAGAGCTTCTGCCTGTGTTTTGTATGGCTTGCTTGGGCCGCAGTCGAGATCAACAAACAACGACCTAAGTTGTTGTACGTTTGCCGTCTTTCGTGACTTCCCGTCTTTGAACGTAGCTAGCGCATAGTAAGCGTTATAACCCTCGTTCTTTAAGTTCTCAGCAACTTTGACCGCATCTTCAAGCCGTTGGAAAAACTTTTGGACAGGCTTGTCCGAGTCTTTCTTTAGCCCAACTATGCAGTAGTATCCATCGTCTCCGAGGACTTGCTGTAAAAATTCTAAATTGTTCATAGCCACCTTTGAAGGTGGGGTACTCACGCCCCATGTATGTGAAGCATGTTTTTAAAAATGCGCTTTCCCCCAAACCGTTATTTAAGCATCATCCCATTCGCCAACTAAATCTTCTAGTTTAGGCTCGTTCGCCACAGGGGCTTTCTTAGGTGGAGCTTTCTTCGGTTCTTCAATAGCTTCTGCTTCTTCAGCTTTTGGTGCGGCTAATGCGTTCTTAACGGCTGGCTTGTCCTTCACACCATCAGTTTGTGCCACAGTCAATGTGATAGCGGCAATAGCTTCGGGTGAATCCTTTAAGTCTTGAATACGATTGAACTCGTCTTCAGATACTGGACGTACTGGCTTGAATACCAGCTTCGGTGTAGGACTTGCTGTGTCAAACCGCATCTCGGTAACAACCCCAGTGATAGGGGTATCGTGGCTTTTCAGATGACGAGCATATGCCTGTAAAGGGTGCTTACCTTTTTCACCATCACCGAACACAGATGTTGGTGGCAATACTAGCTGATAAACTTCGCCTTTATCAATCTCACCATCAAGCACAACTGCCAAGCGTTGCTGATAACGGCATGCACGGCTATCACCTTGACCTGAGCCCTTGATGTTTTGTGGGCAAGTTAAGCAGGTGGCTGATTGCTTATTTTTGACCTTTTCATCAGGACGTTGGCTGTCGGATGACCAGCAAGTTGGGGACACTGCTTCGCCTTCTGTGTAACTTCCAGCGTAATAAATACGGGATACTTTCGGCGCAGCTTTAATAATTACAACGTTCATAGAACGTTCTTCGGATACACGGTACTCTTTACCACCAATAAACTCACGGAATACACCGCCTTTGATGGAAATACGACGAGCGCCTAAACCACCATCGCCTGTACCAGCTAGGGCATTGGTTGCGTCATCGCCTGAGGTTTGTAAATATGATGGTAAACCACCTTTAAATAGAGTTAAATCACTCATGCTAATTCTCCTTAAATATCTTCGTCAGGGTTAAAGTTAAGAGCCATTTGGGCTGATCCTGCAGGTGCTTGCACCGTTAGACTGCCGTCGGCTTCTTCTCGTACTAGTTCTCCTCCGTTTAGTTTCCGTAGGGCTTGCTCCACTTCGCTAATCTTGAAACGATATACACCGCCAAGTTTTAGCGCAGGGATTAAGCTCTGTCGGATCCATGCACGGACTGTCGATACAGACACAGCAAAATGCTTAGCCACATCTTCTATCGGGACAAACGCTTCATCCACCATTTTTGCTCCTTTTTATGGTTACTGAATATTCACTATTCGCATTCAATCCTGGGGGAAGCATCTCAGGATTTTCTTCTAAAAATGCCTTCATATTGGTTTGTTGAATACGCTTCTCCAATAGTTCTGGCACACCATGTTCAAGAATAAACTTGTGCATGGATTCCCAGTCTGACGTTGCATACGTAGTCCTTACGGTACGGTATACAGTGCCAGCCTCAGTTCTTAAACTCTCGGCTCCAATCTCCTTCATATGAGACAGGATGGCTGTTTTCACAGTCTTCATATCCTGTTCAATCTTGGAAACCTTTTCCTCAAGTTCGTGGGTTACTTCAGCCTTTTTATCCCGCATCTTGATGTAGATACGAGTCAGCTTTTCTAGAGGCACTTCTGCCTGTGATCCTACTTCGTCACTCATAACATTCTCCTGTTTAAAACGATAACGGCTTGGTGTTATTCTCGCTATCGGTACAACTACTATACTAGTAAACTCTAACTTATTCAAGTAAATTCTTGTAAAGTTCAACTAACTTTACATGGTCGTCAATACGGTTGTCAAGCATTTTATATAGGTGTTTCTCCGCATTTGAACCCTGTAATCTCACCACCGTAACTGGATGCCTCTGCCCCGCCCTATGCGCCCTTGCATTGGCTTGAGCGTATGTTTCTAGGCTTGGGGTAGGTCCCCACCAAATAACCGTATCAGCCGCCGTTAAAGTGACTCCATGAGCCGCCGCTTGGGGTTGGATGATTAGAATTCTTGGGTTGGGTGTATCTTGGAAGGCTTTAAATATTTCTGCCCGTTTACCTGCTGGCACGTCGCCGTTGATGATCTCGGTTGTGAACCCGTCGTCTTGTAGCTTCTTGGACAGGATCTCGATGGTGTTCTTGAACGGCACGAATATCAGGGCTTTTTGCTTGGTCTCATCCAGCACTTCCCGCATGACCTTGTAACGGTTTTTAATGTCAAATTCTAGGGTTTCGCCCGAATCCGAATACACTGCTCCACAAGATATTTGCAGGAGTTTGCTCATTCCAACAGCAGCGTTTACCGCAGTAATCTGTTCTCCCACAGCGGACACAACCAACTTGCTACGTAGCAACTCGTAGTATTTCTTCTGTTGTGGGGTAAGTTCGACTTCACGGGTTACGTAGGTCAACTCAGGCAGGTCTAAACATTCTTCCTTGGTAAACCGTATGGCTGGCTGGAGTGCTTCGTGTACGATCTTCTCGGCATTGGGTCTGTTTACCCAGCGGAACTGCGATACCTTGTACATCACCATGTCTTTGAAAGCCGAGTAAAACCTAGGCACATTATGTGGGCTAACCAACTTAGCCAAACCATAGGCATCCACAGGGGATTGGGCGGCTGGTGTACCTGTTAGCATCCATAGCCATGTCTCAGGTTTTAATATCTTATTGAGTGTCTTCCAACGAGTCGTCTGGGCATTCTTGTATGCGTTAGCTTCGTCAATAACTACTAGGTCAAAGCCCCCGTTAGCTATCTCCTCTTGCACAATCTCAACCCCATCATAGTTAATAATGACAAACTCAGCGTCTGAGTTAATTATGCGAATCCGTTTTTCCTTGCTGCCATACGCAATATCTACTTTGCGGTGCATGGCAAACTTAAATAGGTCTGCCCGCCAAGCAGAATCCATAATAGATAAGGGGCAGATAACCAGTACACGCTTGAGTCGCCCAATCTTCATTAGGTAATCAGCCGCCCATATAACCGAGCCTGTTTTGCCAGTACCCTGCTCGTTAAGGCAGAAGGCACGGGGGTGTAGGGTTAGGAAAGAAGCGGTAGTTTTTTGATGGTCAAACGGTTTATGTAATCCAGGCCAAGTGTAATGCCCCATAATTGGTGATGGGATGTTTTTTATTTGTAGATTCTTAAGTATGCGAGCTTCGTCTAGGCCCCAGTTAACGGCGACCTGATTCCCCTCAAGTTGTTTACTCTTTGGTATTACCGTTGTAACTTTGTTAGGGTTACGCAGATTTAACAACAGAATTTTATTATTTATTATTTGCAACTATTTCTCCAGTGATGCGTAAATAGAGCATAAGTGGTGTCCACTATGCTCTATCGAGTTTGTCAGTTCCCCACAGGAAATGAAATGGTGCTGACTGGTATGGTTTATACGGAAATGAAACCGTGATGTTCGCCACTCATACCTTACGCTTGCATCTTGTAAAACTAGTAACTTTTATATTACAACAATTTCAGAAAAGTTCAAGCCTTTTTTCTTTCTTTTTTACTTACTTCTGAAACTAAATTACTTTTTGAATCCCGCTTGAACGAACGATTCTTTGACGGCGACTCAATACGAACACCGTGTTTATTACTACCACCTTTAGACAACGCTTTGACGTGCGCTACATCCTTACCTTCACGCTTATCGGCTACACCGTTTTTGTTTGCGTCTTTGCCTGTCTTGTCTATCTTGCGACGAGCACGTTGACGTTCCATGCGACTAGGTAGTTCACCTCTCGCTTTTTGTTGGTCGTACTCTTTATCGTACGGTCTTGGTTTATTAACGTAGGGCATTATTAGTTCCTTCCATTGTGCGGGCATTCCATAACTAGGCAGTGTTTTTTGCACAATCCTGAAGGGCGAGGATTCCATACATCGTTTTCGTAAGCCATCTTCATCTTGCTGTACTCTGCCAACCATTTAGTCCACATCTTATCCTGTTTTTCAGCCTTGTACGAGTCCTTTATGAAGTTCTTGCTGATGACAAAAAACAGGGCTCCTTGCACCTCGGTTAGCTGTGGGAAGTGCTTAAACATGGCTAGTGCCATCAGTTCTAGCTGGTCAGTATCGGCATACTTGGCAGACTTTCCTGTCTTGTAATCTAGGCATCTACCCTTTGTGCCGTCAATGATGGCTAGGTCGGCTACCCCTCGCCACCACACGTTAGGGTCTTTGAACCCACATGGCTCTAAGTTCTCGGTCAAACCCATCTCAAGTTCGCATAACTTCTCACCCTTTAACTGCTTAAGGTTATCCAGTGCGTTTTTAGCAAAGGCAAACTGTGGGGGTATAGGTTTACCATCTCTGATGTATAACTCAGCCGCTTCATGGAACTCCTTGCCATACGTAATTGCGTCCGTCGGTGGTTCTTTAACGTCTTTGATAACCCGTAAGTGATAGTACTTCTTAGGGCATTGGTCAAACAACTTAATGCTGGAGTACGACCATGAGATAGGTTTAGTCATTGTTTAGTTCTCTTAGCAATTTCACGATCAATGTACCAACGGGCTTTACACAAGTCCTCAACGGCATCCTTTTTAAGGTCACATCGCCAAATGTACTTGAGCGCATTACCTAGATTGAACCCCATGTGTTCTGTAATCTGTATGCACTCGATACCGCTAGGGTGGTCAGTGTAATGCTTCGGGTGATTTACTGGGTCGTTCATTCCGTGTCCTCAATTTGTATCCATGTCTTAACTGCGCCTGTCATTAGCCTCATCTCAGCCTGTGCATTCATACAGTGGTCATAAGCCGCTTGAAACTTGTTTGACACCAAGGCATCGTGTGCCATCCTGATTTCTTTTAATGCGTGTAAATACATTGGGGAATAATCAACTTTAGCAATCTCCATAACTCTTTCCGTATCCTGATTCACAACTTACTGGTAATCCATTTGCCCACTCAGGTGTCCACTTCATGCACTCTTCAATGTAGGCTTGGGCTTCTTTTACTTCTTCGTCTTTTACTACACAGGCAATCGCATCGTGTACTGTTAGTACAACATCGTAACGCTTGGCAATCTTAATCATCTGCTCACCAATGATGCAACGAGCGATAGCTTGGCATACGTTCTCGATAACTTTACCGCCGTAGATTTTATTCCAACCATAGCGAGTCTTGTACTGGTACTGCATACCCTTCTCATCTCGCACCGCAACAAGCTGGTCGTACCGCATCAGTAAGCCACTCGGTAGTCTGATACCTTTCTCGTTAGGCTCGATACCAAGTACACCCGCCTTACCCAAAGATGTTGTGTAGCCCTTGCTTATTGCTTCCAGCGCCAACTGCGCTTGTCGCCATAGTCCTACGATACTCGGATAAGTTTCCCGATAGATTTGAATGATATGCCGTGCTTCGTCTTCACTAATTTCAGCCCCGAACGTTTTAAGCTGTGCCCTGAATTTCTGCGAGCCCATGCCGTAGCCAGCCCCAAGGATAGTCGTCTTACCCACAAATCGTTCTTCCTTTGAAACTTCTGCTTCGCTCTTACCATAGATAGCTGATGCCATGATCTTGTATACATCTTCACCTTTCGCAAACGCTTCAACTAAATCGTTTTGACCAGCCAGCCACGCTAAGACCCGTGCTTCAATCTGACTCGAATCGGCATCGATAACCGAGTAGCCTTCGGGTGCAACAATAGCCTTCTTTAACTTCCCTGCGTTGTCCCCTCGGCTTGGCAAGTTCTGCAAGTTTAGGGAATCACTACCACCCCACCGTCCTGTGTGCGCCGCATAGTATTTTAAGGGAACTGGCATCAGTCCTCGCTTGGCGATTCCGATGAATCGCTCTGTCCTAGTTTCTTCAAGGGTTGATTTTGTACCCAGCCTCGCCGCAACTAAAGCCTGTACCCGTACATCAGGATGTTCAGCCAAAGCCTTGAACTCCTCGTCGTTCTTAGACAACGCAAATGTTTCTTTACCCGTAGTCGGGCTAATCTTCATCGGCACAGGTACATTGAACTGCTTTAATAACTCAGCAAACTTCGGGTTTGAAGCGAGTTCGCCCTTGTCCTCAATGTTTGCAAGAATCAGCAGGTTATCCTTCTTCTCCTTAATATCTGCTAGGTGCATCTCCAACAGGTTCAGGTTTAGATCAAGCAGGGGTCGTGTGAACATACGAGTAGTCAAGTCAATCAACTTCATCTCGGTCTTCGGAAAGCCCTTCTTAATCATCGCACTGAACAACTTATAGGTTAGTTCTACGTCGTTCACGCAGTAGTCGCCGTACCTATCAAGGTCTTCGTCTGTGAAGTCCACTCGGTTTTTTCCTGAAGCGGCGATAACCTCGTCACCCTTAACACCTAGGTTGTATCGTTGCGCAAGCACCGCTAGGCTACCGCCAACTTCGACACCATGAATGGCTCGACCCATAGACAGGGTATCTGCATAGACTTTAGGGAATATGCCAAACCGTTCTGACAGAATGAATCCGTCAAACATCATGTTGTGTGCAATCGCCATTGAGTTCGCCCAGTCAAATCCCTTGAGCCAATTCTTAAGCTGTTCGTGTGTACCACTCGCCCACTCGGTCTCACCATCATTAACCTTAACGGCTACACCAATCACCTCAAAGCGATCATCCCGAACATACTCCTCGGTAGTCAGCTTCGATAAGCTAAAGGTAGACTTCTCATAAAAGGTTTCAAAGTCAATCGTTATTAGGTTCATCAGCAACGACCATCCATGTCAAAGTCATCTTTGTTTAACTGCTTTTCTAATTGGTTCATATACCCTACCACCGTTTCCATAAGCATTAGCAGACGCTTGCCCTCGTCACTACTTATTCTTCCAGCAAGTTTGCCGATATTAAATAGGGTTTCTTTAATTTCTACTTCTGTTACCTCAGTCATTTATTCCATGCTCCATTAGTTTCTTTTTTAATCGCTGGCACTCGGCTTGCACAATGGCAAGCTGGGCACGCAACATCTGCTCTGTATCTTCTTTGTCTTGTAACTGCACTAATCCCGCAAATGGGATTGGCTCTACATTAACTACTGCGTTAACACGGTCTTCTGTTGTAAATGTCGTCATTTCAAAATCCTCTAAAAGGTGCAAGTTCGGGTAAAGGGGCTAGTGGTGTTATCGCTCCGCTGCCAGGAAGCGATGGGCTTATCATAGGAAAAACAAATGATGGTGTGTTAATCGGATCAATGCGGGGGCCAGATGGCATTGAGGGCATCTGATACGCAATAGGTTTACCGTTCTGATCCATGTACACAGTCTGACCACCGACCTTATTGGAGTACATAAACGGTTTACCATTCGCATCCAAATACGTTACCATCTGCGCACTACATATACCAACAGTAAATATACCTAGTAGTGTTCCTAATAATTTACGCATCGCCCTCTCCTTTTTTCTTAGCGTACAGTGGCTTACTTCTTCTTTCGGCGCAAGCCGTACACTGCCACCTGTTAATTTTTCCTTCCAACATCTTGCCGTACTCTGCTGGTCGCATGGTCTGACAACTTGTACAGAAACGCTTATCCCTATTGCCATCAATCTTTTCTAACATACTTCCTCTTTTTAATTGTGGTAATACCACCGTCATCTTCTACTTTGTTACGGGCTTCGAGCATTCGGTCAGCCGCATCCCAGCACTGTCTAGCGCCTTCATCATCTAACCCAATACCTTTCATAAACAAACCCACCATCGCAAACATCGCAAAGCAATCTCTCAAGTCTTGGTCGTTCATTTCATTTCCTCGTGTTTAGGGTGTCGTGCTAAGTTGTTTTGACCTAGTTCTGTAATCTCGTATCCATGACCTTCTAGGTAATCGAACAACGCTTTACGCTTCTCCTGATACCAAGGCTTCCATGTCCACGCTTCAAAGATAATCGGTGGGTAGTTGTTGCGCTTGATTGTTTCGATACCACCCTGCAACACCTCTAACTCATGACCCTCTACATCAATCTTGATTAGCCGTACGTTCTTATATCCCCCCTCATCCAACGGGAAAATAGTTATAGCTTCTTTAGTACTCGTTGTCTTACATTCGTACTCATTCTTACGAACTTCCTTATCAATACTAAACGCACCGATGTTTGTTTCGGTAGCGTAGTCAGGCACATCTAACAGCAAAACATTACGGTCGTTTGATAGCCCAAAATGATGGCACTCGATGTTATACAGCCCGTTAATAATCGTATTGGCGCATAACTGATAGTAAATTATCCGTTGTGGTTCAAACGCATGGAACTTCAGCTTAGGGGTCTTTCGTGCAAGTGGTACACAGAACGTACCTAGGTTCGCACCAATGTCTAGCACTACTCCATCAGGCTTACCCATTAGTATCTTTAACGCAAGCTGATGGATGTCATTCTCATACAGTTCTTTCTTCAAGTGGTTTGATATTAAATCCTGCCCTTTGAATACAAGAAACTGTGTGCCATCTACTTTAACTAATTCACAGTTCGGTATCATTTATTCATCTCCTTTTTTAACTCCTCCACCGCATCCTCTAATGCTTTGAGGCGGGTGAAGATGTTATGCAATATAGCTTGCAGTTGTGGGTTCACATTAACCTCTTGGCAAAGTACCACTAAAGTTATACGTTCCGCTATGGGTTAGATTTGCCCAAGGTGCGGCATATACTTTGAAGCCAGCTTGTCGTGCAATCTTGCAGAAGTGGTAGTCCTCTGATAACAAACGATTAGATGTTTCGTCAATGCTAGTAGCAAAGTACTCGTCAATGATTTTCTTAACTGGGTTCTTGTCCACAATCAGAATCATGTCGTTTGTGTACTTCGGCACAGTTGGTTTTAACTTATCAAATACCTCACGCTTAATCAGCATGAATCCTGTACCGCCGTTGTCAATCTCCATCGGGGTGTTTATGTCGCCAGTAGTTTCAAGCGCACCACCCACTAGGTTTACCACGAATGACCCTGTGTAGTTAGGCAAGTCTTTATAGTCCACACCCTTCTTAACCGCATCAGATACTAACTGCCAGTTAATTTCTTTCTTTGGGTACAGTCCGCAGATAATATCTTTGTCCGCATCAACCATACGCAAGATGTCCCTTGGGTCAAAGCTAATGTCTGCATCAATAAACATCAGGTGTGTAGCATCCGACTGCATAAAGTCATATGCCATGCCGTTACGAGCACGAGTAATCAAAGACTCATTCATCATGTAGGAGTAGTACATCTGAATACCTCGTGGTGCAAACGTCTGCACACAGTTAAGAACCCCCATGGTGTACCCACCAGTACATAAACCGCCGTACATTGGTGTAGCTACAAATAACTTAGCTGGTTTTTTAACTTCTACTGCTTCTACATTTTCTAACATTTAATACTCCTTGGTTTCTTATTGGTCAATCTACTTCGTGGTAAGTATCTTTACGGGTTCTAAACTTAAATAAATCTTCATACTCAGGGAACTCTTTAGCAAACTTCCTAGCGTAGTGACTAATCCAACCATCATCTATCTTGAAGTCCCCCTTGTTGCCAATAGTTGTTTCCCAACGTATACGATGGAATACACATTTAGCTGAAAAGTATTTTCGTTTACGGGCTACTTGTAAAGAGAACACCTTAAACATATCCCAAATGGCAGGGTTTTGAGCATCGTAGATTTCAAAGTTTTCTTTAGTCCACTTGTTCATGACTTACCCCTTGATAAGTTGAGCAACCTTCTCTTCCAAGTACGTTACTACTGCTTGGCTATTTAGGTACATGATCTTAGCTTGGGTGTAATCGGCTTCGAGTTTCTTGTAGTTCTGTCGCCACCCGTCGTGCAATTTCTCTAACGTATGCACTTGTGTTTCAAGTGAACGAATGTACTTGGTGTTATCTAGTGCTACTTTATTTGTAGTCGCTCGGCTACTCACTGCTTTCTTCTCTTTGTACAAAGGCATCTGCAATGATTGTGTAATGTACACACCATCTTCTTCTTTGGCGATCTTCTTTTTCTTATGCAAGTATGCCAAGCCAGCGTAGATGTTACTTGCTGGTAGTTTAAGTTCTTTGATTAAATCTTTGGGTTTATAACCACCCTTGGTATTTAATAGATTAAGAATTTGTTTTGTTGCTGATTGCTTCTTCATAGTTACTTTCTCCTGTTGTTAATAAAGAGGGTAGATACTTTACGTCACCTTCCCTTACTACTAAAGCTACTCCGCCTGATTCGATAATCTTTTTAAGATTCATTTCTTGCAAGAGGGTTAGCTTCCCCTTTCCAGCCTTAGTTTCAATGCCGAAAAATTTACCTTGGATGCAAACTAAAAAGTCAGGTGCGCCTTGCCTACCATATCCGCCTGTAACTGGCATCACATAGTAAGCACCAAGCCCATCAAGGACTTGGCGAACCGACTTCTTAACTTTACCTTCGGGGGTCGTTGCCACCTAGTTCTCCCTTAAACACCCAATACGTTCTTTCATTTATCCGCCTACCAACACCCTTGACTTCTTCATTAACTTTCTTGTGGTCAAGTAGCATTAGTACAGCGAGTTTATCTTGCACCCAATTTGGTAATTCGTCAACACTTTTATAAGAATTATTTAACTCAGGGTCAAACGCATCCAACATCTCATAGCAAGCGGTTTCTACCATACCATCGTCATGGATAACTATTCTATAGACAGGTTCTTCCTTGACCTTTTCAATATACATCAAAATCATTTCTTCGGGCGCACTAATATTCTGTTTAGCCCTATCCATATACACCCACGATAGATCGGTAAAGAAGCTAAGGTATAGCGACTTTTCCTTTTGTGCTTGGGGACTCATGTATCCACGCATATTAACCTCTCTCCACCCAAAATGTAGAATCGTCAATCTTCATACCAACACCAGCCACATAGCCATCATTCTCTAAGATACTAAGAACTGACACTTGCTCGGCTATATCTTGTGGTAACTCGTTTAATGGATATGTAGTCGCAAGGCTACCAAGGTTCATCTTCACATCCCAACGAATCTCACGCACGTTCATAACATCTTGCACGTCCACATAAGTGTCGTCCCCGACCTGCTTAAATCGTACAAATACTGCTGATACCTTACGCTTGTCTTGCTCTGCGTAATCGGCAATAAGTTGATCGACCTTACTGGCTAAGTCCCTGAACTCAGGGGTAACGAACTGCGCCCCCTGTTTTACTAGGGCTTGTACCTCTTGCAAGATAGCCATGCGGTTATTAACTATGTCCCTAGCCCCGTTGTGCATCTTAGACTTTACATCGTCCAATACCTTAGACACTTGCTCATGTAAAGGTTCATAGAAAGCCTGAGCTAACTCACGAGTGGTGTACGGTATAAGATATTTAGTTGCGTTCTTGATAGCTTTACCCATGTCCTTGGACATAATCATGAAGTGCTGATCTCGGTGTTGTGCATACTTAGCGTTCTGTATCTTACGGCTATATACCGAATAGCTGAACTCCCCCTTGCCATTGACTGCATTGTCCGCCCAACCGACACGACCTATATCAAACGGGAAGTCGTCCATATACACAAAGAACTCGTCGCATATACGCACCTGCTTTGTGGTCTGATACACCCCGTTCTCATCATGCACAGGTAAAGTCATGTACCCAAAGGTATTCGGGTAAAACTTTACTTTCGGCATAGCTTTCTGCACACCCTGTACAAACTCCATAAGTTCTTTATTGCATGGATGCTCATCGACAAAGTACTGATGCCCTGATACCTTTGCACCTTCGATTACCCCTGCTATCTTGCCCCGATGCCCGACATCGGACATCACCCTATTTATTCTTGCTAGTTTTGACATTTCCATTCTCCTGTTAATAAGTTGTTAACGTAGTTCTACTGCCAACATACCGCCTGTTTTACGCAAGCAAGCCCTGAACTTTGCGTACGAATCTTTTTGTGGGTCAAACCTACCGCCCGTTACTGCATCTGCTTGGTACGCAGTCATCACCGCTAGTGCCATACGCTTATCGTGATCGGGGTTATCTAAGATGTCACGGATTAAGTTCTTATCCATGTATCTATCCCAATACCAATAGCTTGTTCTACCATCAGTTAATAACTCAGCATATGCGCTTCTACTACTACCTAAAGTATCCCCCAGTACAGGCAGTACGGCAAACATCCACTCCCACATCTCCTTCATCTTGGGCTTGTACTTAGCATCTACTTCCTTGTCAATGCGACGTGTCTGCATAGGCACAAGATCTCCCACACGCTCGAACCCATCAGCCGTATGCTTAAACACTAACTTGTTATCCTCTAACATCTCAAAGGTCTGGGCGCTCCAGTCCATCTTGCCCTTGAACTTAGGTAGATAGAGTTCCTTGCCTTGATACTTGACAAAGTGTTTACCAGTAGTGGTGTACCAATCGAACCGCATATCCTTGGGCAACCATCTATCCAAAAATGTATAGCGAGATACCGAGATACCATCGTTCATATGGCTACGCACAGTTATGTAGTCACCATCAGCCTTACGTTCCCATACAATCGGCGCAGTCTGCTCACGAATGTTGTCACCACCATTACCACTATTAAATGCCCAATGCCCATCACATAGCACATACTTGTTATCAGATGACTTGTGAATACGATTCCACCAGTATCTACGCTCGGCTAGTGGTCGCAAGTCTTGATCTGCTCTTGCCCCACGAATCGGCTTAATCATGCTGTACGCTTGTACTACTTCGTCAAAAGAACTTAGTCCTTGTTTTGTATACCAATTTGAGCCCATCATTTATCTCCCCATATTAAGTTAATCAATACATAGGCAATGAAGCCCCATGCACATACACCACTTGCCATAAAAAATACAACCACAATCTCTAACATTTCAATCTCCATGTAGTCGAGCGACTACTCAATATGAACAGTTGTGCCTACATCTGCACAGGCTGACTTGTTACCCTGTATGCACCATATGACAGGTACACTCCATCGACCCCATGACCCACCGAGATAGCCGTCGGTCAATACCACCACCGCTTCGGGCTTGATACTATGCTCGTTCATGTACAGAGGCACACATTCCACATCTGTACCCCCACCACCCTTGGGCTTGGTAGATCGCACGAGGTTATCCCGATCTGATTCGTCATAGACTTCGTGACCACATACTTGTGTGTCCCAGTACAGTAGGCGAACCTTGCTTGGCTTGACCTGATCGCAGATACCCTTGATCTCGGTTAAGAACACCGATAGTTCATGCTGACCGATTGAACCCGAGGTATCTATTGCCACAACAAGTTCACCCATGGTTTCGCTGATACTGCTTGGCATGAGTATGTCCATACCAATGAACCTACGATTCGGTTTCTTCCAAGTTGAGTAGTCCTTACCTGCACAAGTTGTTGACACAAAGTCACGCAGTAGTTCTTTCCAGTCCTTCTTGGTCTGTAGTAACTCACCAATATCTCGATTACCACCTGACCCAGTCTTACTGGCTAGGGTAGAACCTTGGCGAACCGCCTCGTCAATTTCCTTGGCTAGTGCTTCGGCTTCCTCGGCTGACAACGCTCTTGCCCCTTCCCAGTCATGGGAATCAAAGCCCTCGGTAGAGATGCCAGTTCCCCCACCGCCCTCGTCGTCGTCTTCCAACATATCGAAAACCTGCTTGGCATTCATGCCACGATACTTGTGGTCAAGACACCCACCCTTGGGCATCTGAATCCACCCGCCCAAATCCATGTCCATCAGTTTCCCGTTAATAACATAATCGCAAGCACGATTGGCTCTCCCTGCATTTTGGTCATGCAAGTCACCCCAAGTTGTTAAGTGGCGATACATCTTGTGATAGCACTCATGCAAGATTAAGAATCTAAACTCGGCATCATTCAAGCTATCGACAAACTCACGACCATATAACTCGTCACGACCATTGGTACACGCAGTTGGTAGCCCGTCGACTACCTTCTTCGAACCGATCATCAGTACACCAGCTAGGGCTACGAACTCATCACGACCTAAGATGTCAGTCGTTGCCTTCCATAGCCGTTGCTCGGCGGTTAGTGTTTTACCTATTGATAACATAACATTCTCCTGTTAGTTGTTGATTACTTCTTGTCTGCTGTGAACATAAAGTTGTTAGCCATGCACCACGCAGTAAACTTCTTATTGCTCATGACCATTGACTGCTTGGCATACTTGGGGTTACGCACTTGCATAGCGAACAATGACTGTGCTTCCATGTCTAGGCGGTTGAGGTAGTCCATCCATGGGTCAATCCATTCCTTGTTGATTGTTGCCAAGGCACGATATACCACCATCACGATTGCCGATGAGTTGCTAGGTATCTTCGCATTGAGAGGATCACTCTTAATATCTTCTAGCTTGGGTAGCTCGTCGACTAACTTTATGTATGCACCAAGGTCAGAGCCAGCCCGATCACCGATAGTGCCGATGAGGTTAGACTTGAGCGAGTTGTCGCTGATCTTGTCCTTCGCCCATAGCCAATGGCTTGCCAGTTCAAGAGAGCGAGGTGTCACGAATGACGGACGTTGTGCTTGTGGGTGATAGATATACGGATTACCACCTACTTCGTCGTCAGGCTTCTCGACATCCTCGAATGACTGAAACAGTTGCTCACCATTCTCCTTAACCCATAAGATCATAGATGGATGTATGCCAGCGTTGAATGCGAACCCCTCGATCCAATCGGTAGCAGTCGGCTTCTTCATACGGATAGTCGTAATACGATTGCGGTGATGTGGCATGAGCAAGTCGCCCACCCCTTCTGTGCCTAGGTTAGTAGTTGCAAAGATGATTGAACCTTCGGGTAACTTGTCAGTACCAAAGGTACGCTCTAGCATTACACGCATCATGCCGTTCTTGACCATGGGGTTAGCCTTACCGAACTCGTCAATCATTAAGATGATTGGTTTCCCATGGTGTAAGCCCATCTCTTCGTTAGGTACAAAGCGGACATAGTCTTGGGTACTGTCGTCACGCAGTATTTTCGGCAACATCAGATCGCCAAGGTCTTTAGTGGTGCAGTCAAAGTAACAAGGTACATGATCGGGTAGTCGAGCGGCTAACATCTTAAGGATTGAGGACTTGCCTGTACCCATATGACCCTGTACAAGGGTTGTGATCTTGTCACCTGTTGCTAGGATGGAATCAACGCACTCGTCCAATGATTGAGCGTAGATGCGGTCTGCGGTTTGGATTGCTTTTGCCATTTTGGTATTTCCTTTAAGTTAGTTAATAGATACAGCTTCAGGTACAGGGTAGCGTACTACCCCGTAACTTCTTACCACGAAAACTCTTTGAGTAAAGAATCGACTTTGCTCTTGACATCATGTCGCAACGCATCATCTTCACGCAACGCATCAGGGGTGATACCCGACAAGGCACTCTCCATCTTGACCTTGGCTTGCTTCATCTTCGGGTCGCCAGTAATGTTGAACTTGTCGAGCAAGTCGATCATCTCCTGTACATTACCCACGAGGGTGTCCCTGAATATCTGCTTCTTCTCACCTGATAACTTCTCGCTCATACGCTTGAGGGCTTCGTGTGTACGCTCCCACACATCTGCATAGGCTTGCTCAAGGTTTGCCTGATAGTATTCGGCATAGCTTTCCTTTAACATCTCCTGTGCTTCATTGCCCACATTGACCCGCCAATCACCCACTTCGGGTACGGGTGCAAACTTGACCGAGAATCTAAACTTCTCCCGAACTGTGTCCACATGGGGGTAGTCGTCGGGGTTGAACAATGCACCTAGCTTCATCTGTGCCTGTAGCACTAGCTTGTCGTACTGGTTCACGAACTGCTCGACTAGGCGGTTGAACTCCATCTCCATGCCTGAGATTTCCTTCTGATAGTCAAAGAACATGGTTGTGGTCAATAACCTAAGACCTGAGTCAGACCATGGCATCGTCGCATGGTAGTGATAGGTACGGCTATTGCCAGCGTACTTCTGTATTGCATCAAAGATTGGCTCGTCAGCGAACAGTCGCTTACTGTAATTGCCAGCCCTTGTGGTAGTTTGTTTCTGTGTGTCGATCTCTTGGCTCACACCCTTGTCGAACTTGCGACCTGTCCACACGCTTATGTTTAACTCGACCAACATTGCAGAGGACGAGATACTTGGTACTGAAAAGTTAGTCGAGCGACTAACAACTGCTTGGTTACTTGTTTCCATTTGATTCTCCTGTTTAAGTTAATGTTTACTACACTTTACTACTATAACTACTATTATACAAGACTTTAATAGGTAAGTCAAGTTATTGACCCTTCCTAAGCCCACCCATGAACTTGCGAGGCATGACCACGATCAGACGTTCTTCATCCATACTTTGAAGAGTTACGTCGTACTCAGTCCAGCACACTACGCAGTAAGTTCTTTTACCAATACGCTTGATCTGCCCTGTGTTCATACTGTCACCTCGTGAAAGTACGTTGCCATCAGGTACATACTGCCAAGCAATACCGCCCACATACCAATCCAAGTGAGATATTCCTTGAACCTATCCCAATCGGTTTCACACCGCCACAAGCCAGTCGCATAGTCAGCATCTTTATACGCTTCGCTTGCGGATGACTTGGTTTTCTCCCTGTGCCAATCCATGAGGATGTCGCCACCCTCGTATGGTTTCTTAAGACGAACTACTTGTGTAGTCGAGCGACTACCTTTTTGTGTGTCTACGCCAGTATTTTTACGCTTCATTTGTCATTACCTCTTTCAGTTTGTTTAACTCCGCATCGAACTCATCCCGACCTAACTTGTTGCGGATTTCCAAGAGTCGGTCAATCTTTTCCTTATTCAGTAAGAACTTAGCCATAGCGTTGCCACCATAGATAGTTGCCATTACTACTTCCATCAGGAAGATTTTGTCTTCACCTCGCATCGGTTTCCTCCATCTGTTCCTCGATATACTTCTCAACCAGTAATAACTTGTCACGCATTGTGGTCAGGCAGTCGGTACGATTGTCATAACCTAGTGACGAATAACTGCATCCATTTAACAGGTCGCATACATCAAAGTGCATCTCCTGTACATGGGTTAGTGCGATAGTGTGCGTACTCATTCGTTTATCCTTTTTGGGTTAAGTTGTTTTAGGTCAATCGTATTGGTTACTGCCACATAGTTGGACTTGTGCATAGGTACGATTGTGAACTTGCGTTCCTTGGCGATTTCGTCACCACAAGGTAGGCATACGGCAAACCCGATACGCATACGCTCAATGGGATATATCTCGCCACACAGCTTGCACCTTGGTCGGTACTGCTTGGGCTTACAGCTTACTTGTTCCATCAATGTATCTCCTGTTAAGATGTTGCTCACAAAATGTTAGTCGCTCGACTAACTTCCATACTGCCCTACCGAAGGTCATATTACTTACTCAACCTTCTAACTACTATTATACCCTATATAACTATCAAAGTCAAGTAAATACTAGTAAAGAGTATTTGAACCTATTGTTCTTTATTTGTAGTTGTTGTAAGTATATGATATATAAGTAATGTTCGGAATGTTCGTAATGTTCCTGCCTTTTTAGTGCTTGGGTTTCCTAAAAAGAAGAGGGCAAGGACTCTGCGTTTTCGTTTTTAGTTTTTGGTTTAGACCCTTTGCCTCAAAACCCCCGAACATTCCGAACATTCCGAACAAAACTGTAAAATCAAGGACTTACGCAAGAACATTATCAAGAACAAAGCAAGCCAAAAAAGAACAATAGGTCGGGTAAACCCTATGCTACACGCTTCTTCTAGTCACTGGCATCACTTTGTAGTCGCTCGA